GGTTGTCCCTCCTGCGTGGTGATGTCTGTTCAGTATGGGCGATTGTGCCAGGTTTCTATTGAACTGTTACCTATGTTCGAGCTACTTTGTTCACGTCACCACAACACCGACCGAGAGAGCCAACCATGAAGCAGCTACTGAACTCGCCCAGCGAGTTGACCGACCTCGAGGCCGAGATCGCGAAGGGCTGGGAAGACTGGGAAGCCATGCCCGACAGCGCCGCCCGCGACCAGTTGCGGGATGAGCTGTGGGCGAAGGAAGACCGCGCCGACCGCCTGATCGATCAGGCGGGCCGGTGACGGCCCTCGTGGCGCAGGACACGGCGGCGTGCGACTGCGGGACCAAGCGTCCCGCGCACGCCCCGTGGTGCGCCTCCGAGGTCGAGTGGTACACCACCCCCTGGGGTGCAACCACTCTCATCGCCGAGTACTTCGCCGTCACCGTCCTGGCCGTCGAGGAGCCCGGCGGGGCGGTCCTGTGGTGGGTCGTCACGGTGCGCACCACCCTGTACGCGCCGATCGCCGGGTTCCGGTGGTCGTCGACGTTCGATAACCGCGAGGAGGCGCAGGACGCCGCGGTGGTCACCGTCCGCGCCCATCTGACCGTCGCGAACGTTCGGGCCGAGTCATGATGCTCGCCAACATGATTCGAGAACTACGTGACGCCGCCCGTTCCAACCCGACCGCCGCGCTCGCCGCCCTGGGGGTCGGCGTGTTCGCCCTACTGTCCGCGGTGCTCGCCGACGTCGACCCCGCCGTCGCGGTGGTGTCGTTCGGTCTCGCGACGGTGGTGGTGTTGGCGGTCGCCGTGCCGGCCGGACGCCGCCAGTACCGGAGGGCGCAGGAACAGCGCGAGCGTGACCTCGCTGAGCGTGCCGACGATCAGAACGAGCGCTGGAACCAGCACGGCGATCTGTGGTGACGCTGGGTCGTGCGCCCCGCCCCCGGGTCTGCCGGGGGTGTGGACGGTCAACCCAGACCACCAACATCCAAGGAGAACAGCATGATTCGCAAACTGAGCACCGCCCTGGCCACGCTCGCCGTCCTGGCCGCCCCGGTCGCCGTCGCCATGGCCAACCCCACCCCGGCACCGGCCCAGGTTCCGGCGCCGTGCGTCATCCAGCTCGGCAACGGTGGGACGGCGCCGTGTCCGCCGCCGATCGTGTCGACGGACGGCTCCTCGATCGGCGGTGGCGCCAACACCGACCCGGTGAACATGGGCGACCTCCCCCGCACGGGACCTGACTACTCCTACGAGGCCCCGACGTGGACGCCGGACGAGGAGGAGCCGGACACCGAGGAGCCGACCGAGACCGAAGAGTCCGCGCCGGAGGCGGAGTGAGCACGCTGACGTCCCGCATCTCGGTGCTCGACCAGTTGGGCAGGACGGCCACGGTTGCGTGGCTGTCCGCCCAGGTGGCGACCCCCGACCGGGCGCGGGAGTTGTTGGAGCAGGGCACCGCCCCGACGGAGCTGCAGACCGTGTGGGTGGCAGCAGTCGCAGACGGTGCGACGAAGGAACAGCTCGACGACGCCCTCGACTACACGTACCGCAACGCCCTGCACAGCATGCGGTGGGGACGGGCAGTCGAGTGGTGAACCACAGCGACGACCACGAACAACGGAGACCGCAATGACCAACCACCGCAATGACGCAACCGCCCTCGCCTTCGAGCAGAACCTCGGCATCGTGCACGCGTTGCTCGACGTCGCCGACGCGATCCGCGAAGGCAACCAGCCGACCGAGCTCATCGCCGTCCAGGAGGAGGTCGGCACGTACGTCGACGTCATGTTCGACGGGCCGCCGGGACCGGAGTCAGGCAGGTTCATCGAGGTCGAGAATCAACACCGCGCGTCCATCCGGTTCGGTGAGTGGGTGGAGTTCGCTGATGGCCGTTGGGCTCTCCGCATCCGCCGCGGGGACGTCGAGCGGATACAGCCCTCGGTGTTCGACAGCCGCGTCGAGAATCGAGGGACGTGATGGCCGAGGTCGAATGCGACCACAGCTGGCAGCTGGTCGAGGACGGGTACGGGCGCTTCTGGTCGACGACGATCGACGAAGACCGCAAGGTCATTGTCGCGCAGAACAGCCGGATGTCCGACACGGGGACAGGCGAGTTCCTGCAGTGCGAGAACTGCCAGAAGCGTCGAGATGTGCCCCACGGCTACACGATCGGGTGGTACTGACCATGAACGTTCCAGAGTCAACGACTCGCGTCGACGAGCAGGTGCCGACGGGGATTGTATGGGACCGGCCCCGCGCGGACGTCGTGCGCGCGCGGGTGATCACCGCACCCGGCGACGGGAACCGGGAACTCATCGCGACGATCGAGTACACGCTCGAACAGGCCGCCGAGATGTGTTCCCAACTCCTGCGGGCGATGTCGTGACCGCCGTGAAGGCGGCGGACGTCATGGACCTCCCGGAGGTCGCCGCGGCCGCCGGGTGGACGATCCAGTCCGCGCGGGTCATGTACTCGCGGTCCCGCTGGAACCGCGAGGCCGGCACCCCCCGCCACACCGACCTACCGGCGCCGCTGCGAACAGTGTCGGGCCGGTACCCGATCTGGGCGCGCGCGGACATCGAGGCGTGGATGACGCGCCGCACGAAGCGGACGGAAGGTGACCATGAGTGATGAGTTGTGGCGGTCTGCGGTCGGGTTCGCCAACTACGAGGTGAGCAACCTCGGGCGGGTTCGTCGGGTCACCGGAGGCCGAGGGGTGCGGGCCGGGCGGGTGCTGAGGCCGCAGAAGCAGCCGAACGGGTACCTCTGCGTCACCCTGTGGCAGGACGGCGTCTCGACGAGGCGAACCGTGCACACCCTGGTCTACGAGGCCTTCGTGGGCGTTCGATCTGCGGGAGTGGAGATCAACCACCTCGACGGTGTGAAGGCGAACAACGCGACGACGAACCTGCAGGGCTGCACGAGCGCACAGAACAAGGCTCACGCTGTCGCCAACGGACTGGCGGCGACCGGTCTTCGGAACGGTGCGACGAAGCTGCGCGCTGACCAGGTCATTGCGATCCGCGCGGCCGCGGCGTCTGGCCGGTCTCAGCGGTCAATCGCGGCCGAGTTCGGGGTCTCGCAGGGGCATGTGTCCGACATAGTGCGGGGGCGGAAACGCCGCACGGTGGTTTCGTGACCGCGGTGGTGATCCCGCCTGCGGTGTGGGTGCACGGCCGTCTGGGGTCGTGGATGATCGTCGATCTCGACGCCGGCCAGTATCTGTCGCTGTCGGTGACCGGCGGGGTGTGGCTGGCAGAGTTGTGCGGCCCTGACGACGCGGTGATCGAGCGTCGTCAGGGCCGGGGTCGGTCGGGGTTGCATGCCCGCGCTGCTGCGGTGCGGGCGGCGCGGGAACTACGAGCGGGCGGCGTTGCGTGACTCGAGATCGTCGAGCACGGCGCGGTTGACCTCGATGAGGTCGTCACCGATCCACAGTTCATCGTGGCGGTAGATGCCGCGGAACACGTCGCTCACACCATTCAGGCGAACATCGAGGAATGTTGCGACGCCGCTGTTCTCGGTAGGCCCGTGGGACACTGCCTCGAGGAGCCCCACCAGCAGGGTTCGGCGGCCGTCGGCCACCCCACCGATGGCGATGTAGTCGCCGATGTTGTCGATGCCGAGGTCACTGGTCCTGACTTTGTTTGCTGTCATGCGGAGCAAGTTACCTCCTGCGCGTGAGCGCCCCGCCGATCAGAGGTCGTCGACGAGCTGCGCGGTGTCCCCGGTCATCGCCTCGTAGCGTTCGAGGATGACCTCGCCGTACTTCGGGTCCAGCTCCACCAGCGCCGCGCGACGTCCGGTCACGTGCGCGGCCGCCATCGTCGACCCCGACCCGCCGAACGGGTCGAACACCAAACCACCGGGCGGGCACGAGTTGCCGAGCATGTGCCCGATCAGGTCGACCGGCTTCATCGTGGGGTGGTCCTTGTTGGCCGGCGGCTTGTCGTAGAACAGGGTCGTCGCCTGGCTGTTGTCGCCGAACCAGCGGTCACCGCCACGCCCCAGACGTCCCGACCCCTTCTGGCCGGGGGTGAAGCCGTACAGGATCGATTCGTGCCGGTAGTGGTAGTCGCTGCGGCCCAGAACGATCGTGTTCTTCACCCAGGCGAGGGTTTGCCGCCACAGGATCCCGGACGCGAGCATGCCGTTGCAGAAGTGCGCGAACTCGGGGCCGGGTGGGCAGGCGACGTACACGGGGGCGCCGGGGCGGGCGGCGTTGAGGATGGTGTGGTAGGCGCCGGCCAGCAGCGCGGGGAGGTCCTTCGCGCCGTCGTTCTCGATCGTCAACGACTCCTTCGTCTTCCCGACGTAGTCGACGCCGTACGGCGGGTCGGTCCACACGCAGTCGGCGCGGTCCCCGGCCAGCCAACGCAACACCGCCTCGGTGTCGGTGGAGTCGCCGATCCACAGGCGGTGTGGGCCGAGCTGCCACGCCTGCCCGGTCTTCGCACGTCCGGGGGCGCGGGGTACCGGTGGGGCGGTATCGGGGTCTCCGACGAGTTCGTCGGGGTGGAGCAGCGCTTCGAGGTCGGCGAGGTAGTCGGCGTCATATCCGGTGCCGGTCATGTCGAGGTCGTCGGACAGCAGCTCGTACAGCTTTTCGGGGTCGATGCCTTCGCCGAGTTCGGCGATCCGGTTGTCGGCCAACAGGATGCGTTTCGCGGTCTGGGGGTCGGTGTCGATGACTTCGACGCGAATGGTTTCCTGGCCGCGGGCCTTGGCCGCCTGCCAGACGTGGTGGCCGGCGAGGAGTGTGCCGTCGGTGAGGGCGACGACGGCCCGGTATTGGCCGAACTGGTCGAGGGATTCGCGGATGGCGTCGACGTTGCCGCGGTTGGGGTTGTCGGGGTGTGGGTGGAGGTCGGTGACGGGGAGGGTTTTCGTCCCGACGTGGGTCACGGTCACGGGGTGGTCCTTCCGGTGATGGTTGGTCCTGGGGCGCGGTGGGTCCAGATGCGGCCTTGGTGTGTGAGTGCGTGGGAGCGGCCGCATTCGGGGCAGTAGCCGCGGGCCAGTCGGTCGCGGTCGCGGAGGGGTGCCGCGCCGACGTGCCACCCACCGCTGCCCGGACACCTCACGTCTTCGGCGCCTCGTTCGCTCGGGCGAGATCCTGGCGGGCTTCGACGAGACGCTGCTCGGCACGGCGGACCGCGAGCAGCGGGTCAACGTCCTCGGGGTCGTCGTAGGTCTCTGCGAAGATGTCGGGCTTGCAGGGGTAGAACTCGCCCTTCACGCCGCGGATGATCCAATCGCCGGGACTCGCGGTGACAGGGCCTTCGAGGGTTGAGATTTCGATCTTCCAGAACCCCTGCCCGAGTGCGATGAGTGTTCCGCCGCACCACTCTGCGACCGATGGATCGTTGGTGCCGAGGTACTCGATGGCTTCGATCTCGACGGGCTTCTTCCGGTAGCGCTTCGGTGCGGTCACAGCTGGGGCCTCCCCATCTTGCGGCGGTGCTGGTCTTCGATGGCGGCGCGTGACGCCGCGGGGTCAGTGGTGTGGACGGTGATCGTGTCGGTGCGGGGCGGCCAGTTCCAGTGCCCCGGTGTGGGTTCCTCAGCGAAGGGCAGGTTCTCCTTGAAGAACAGGCCCGTCGGGTTCACCACGCACAGGCTGACGCGGGTCTCCGGGGCGTCGCTGGTGCCGTACGAGTCGTTGACGGCGGTCACGATCGCGGCGCGTGGTTCGGGCAGGTACTCGCCGCCCGGGGTGCCGTACGACTGGTAGTGGACGATGCGGCCGACGGTGGGCTGCTGGGTCATCAGAAGGTCCTTTCGGTGGTTTTGTCCTGCGGGTGGGTGTGGGCCAGCCAGCTGTCTCGCAGCGCGACTTCGCGGCCGCGGTGGTCGAACAGGAGGCTGGTGTGGTGGGACTCGGACACCGAGACGCCGCCGATCCCAGGCCAGTACAGTTCGGTGTGGTTGATCTCGAGGCTGCGGCTGCGGTGAAGGTGCGGCCACGGTTTCCAGGAGAAACCGGGCGGCGGCATCGTGCCGTGTGGACTGCCCCAGCGGTACGCGCCGAGGCGTCGGGTGCTGTGTGGGCGTTTCCACTCGAGCAGGACGTTCCACGAGTTCCTCGAGGTGCGCCGGAGTTTCAGGTTCGGTGTGAGCCTCAGGGTGAGTGCGCGCCAGAGCATGCGGGTCAGACCTTCTGTGTGAGTTGGCGGATGGTGGGTTGCATGTCGTCGAGCTGCTGGCACATGCGGGCGTACGGGCTGTCCTCGGGTGGGTCGAACTCGTTCGGGTCGCTGATGTGGACGCGGCTGTCGATGACGACGCCGACGGGGCCGTCCGGGATCGCCAGGAGTGGGTGAGCCCAGATCGCTGGTTCCACTTGGGCGAGCCAGTCGGTGACGTTCCGGTCCGGCTCGGCGGGCAGGTCGATCGCATTGCCAGTCGGGACGTATCCGCCGACCTCGGACACGGGGGTGCCGCCGTCGGCGAGGCGGTGGCGTCCGCGTACGGGGTGGGTGTCGACCGGGCGGGGTAGGTCGAAGCCGAGTTCGTTGGCGATGTGGTCGAGGTAGTCGCGGAGCTCGGCGACCGGTGTTCCGGTGCGGTGGCGGCCGCGGGCCCGGCGGATCACCGCTTCTCCCCTGTGTCGGGATGCGTGCCGTATCCGGCCCGGGCGAGCGCGATCCGCACTCCGTTGATCTTCACCGCGTTGTATCCGGTGTCGAGGTTGTTGACTGCGTCGAGGACGCTGCGTAGCGCGCTGTCGAGTTCGGCGACACGCGCCTCGGCCTGGTCGGCGCGGATCTTCATCGACTCGGCTTCGTGGTCGGCGTTGGTGCGGCCGCGCTCGTCACACGCCATGATCTTCACGCCGTCGATCGCGTAGCTACGTGAGCCACCTGCGGCGCGGACGTCAGCGACGATGTCAACGACGTGCCGGATCTGTTGGTCGGTGGGGTCAGCCCAGGCGCGACCGGATTCGGTGATGTGTTTGCCGTCGTGCCCGAGGTGGAGGCTGCACGGGACGCCGCCGGGTGGGTCACCAGCACCGACGCGGTGCAGGGCCGCTCGACACGTTTTCGCTGGCCATTCGGTGTAGGGGATGCCGAACGTGTCGAGCAGGACGCGCAGGTTCTGCTCAACCATCGCCGTCATGCGGACGACCTCGTCCGCGAGGTTGATCGGGGTGGGCGGCGAGCTGTCGGCTGACTGGTGTGAGACGCCTGACGGCCCGGCGGGCGGTGTCGACGGCTTCTCGGTGTGGTTGCGGGGGCCAGGGTGGGTCATCGTGTCTCCGTGACGCTGAGCTGGTACGTGGTGCGTTCCCCGGGCCGGTCCCCCACCGTGCTCGAGATGCCGACCTGGGCGTTGTCGGACCAGCCCTCGTCGGCGCAGGTGGTGAGGAAGCCGCGGAGGTCGCCGAGGGTGAGCGAGTCGAGACTTCTCAGGGTGGTGGTGCGGGTGGTGCGGGGCTTGGGGCGGTCCATGGTGTTCTCCGTTCGGGGTTGGGGGGTTAGTCGGGCATGCGGAGTACGAGGTCGCGGGTGCCGGCGACGATCCCGACGACGCGGTAGGTCCACTCGCCGTTGGCCATGTGGAAGCGGTAGGTGAGGTGGTCGTCGGAGATCGACAGGTTGCCGGTCTCCTGCAACTCGGCGATCACGTGCGGGGAGATGGCGAACTCTGGTGTGACGTCGCACAGTTCGATGAGGCCGTCGCGGCGGACGCGGAGCCAGGGGGCGCCGCGGGTGTGCGGCCAGTCGTGCGGGCGCGGCAGCACCGGGATGGTGTCGTTCACGGCGCGCTCCTCTGGAGACCGGTTGCGAACTCGACGGCGTCGGCGTGGTTGTCGAACCTCCACCACACCCACCAGTCCTGCCAGACGGTCCCGGCGACCTGGGCCATGGCGTAGGCGGTGTCGACGAAGGGGGCGTAGGCCACCCACCAGCGGCCTTCGACTTTCCGCACGTACGTCTTCATCTGGGTCCAGGCGAGCGGCACGTCCATCGGTCGCGGGTCGCTCATCGCGGGACCTCCTGCGCCCGTCGCGCTTTCCGCCGCGAGTGCAACCCGTAGGCGTTCGCGCCGGCGTACATGAACGCGGACGCGATGAACCCCCACTGTCCGGTGACCACGCCGTAGGTGAACCACACGACCTGCAGCACGATCGACCATGCGGGGCCGATCCAGTGGTTCGGGAACCGGAACACGAGGAACAGGCCGAATGCGCCGAGCACGGTGAGCGCGATGGACCAGAGCGGATTGATCACGAGATCACTCGCCTTTCGTGGTCGCTGCGCTGCGGAACACGTCGGCGAGGTAGTCGAGGTCGAAGCCGATCAGGATGCTGCCAGCGGGCCGAGCGTCGTTGACCCGGCCGAGGATTGCGTCGGCGTAGTCGACCGCGTCGGCGGCCCGGTGGAGTTCCGCGGGCGTCAGCTCCTCACCGCGGGGCGGGGGTGGACGCCATCCGTCGGCGATGAGTTGGCGGGCGATGCGGTAGCGGGTGTCGAGGGGCACGAAGGCGTGGGCGTGGATCGTCTGGGCGATCTGGTTCTCGAGGGCTGCGAACTCGGCGGCCCGGGCGCAGTTCGTGCGGTGAAAGTCGGCCGGGTAGTTCGTCCCGCAGTCGGTGCAGGTCATGGTGTTACCGCCTTCATGACGTCGCGGATGCTGACGCGGTGGCCTTGCCAGGACATGCCGGTGCACGTGCACTCCCACTCATCGCTGCTGGGGCGGTGGAACGCGCACCCGCGGGCGACACCGAGGGACGGGTTGCCGTCGTGGTGGCGGTGGGCGAAGTGTCCGCAGTCGTCGCACTGCCCGCCGGGGCCGGCGTGGAACAGTGACGCGACAGCCTCGTCGTAGCTGGTGGTTTCGGCCATCGGTCAGTCCTCCGAAATCTCGGTGGTGAACTCGGGCGCCGGTGGGGTCCAGCCGTATTCGACGAGATACTTGGCGAGCGCCAGGCCGTACTCGAGGTCACGGTCTTCGTCCTCGGAAGAGGCCTTGCGTGAGGCGTAGCTGCGGGCGGTCTGGCCGAGCCACCGGAGGAGTTTCCGCGACTCCTTGGTGATCTCGTAGCGGTGGGCGTACTGGGCGCGCAGGGCCTCGTCAGCACCGTCGTGGGCGAGTTGCTGCAGCGTGTGGGTCAACCGCTCGTAGTTGACGATGTCCTCGGTGACGAGGTGGTGTTGTTCGTCCCCCGTGCCGACCACTCGGCGGTAGCTCGCGGCCCAGAAGGCGAGGGTGTCGGCGTCGCGCACGGTGCTGGTGGGGACGACGTCGGGGTGCGCGGTTTGGGCGAGTCCGGCGATGGCGCCTCGTACACGCGTCCAGGCGTTGTCGTCGTAGGTCTGGTGCTGGTCGTCAGCGGTGTCGCTCACTGCTGGTTCCTCCTGCGGATTTCGGCGATCTGGTAGTTCGCTTCGCCCAGGTGGGCGCGGAAGCGGATCGCGATCGCTTCGAGGGCGTTGGCGACCGTCGCGATGTCGTCGAATGCGTCGGGGTCGAGCGCGATCGCGGATTCGACTGCGACGGCACCGCATCCGCAGTCGCAGGTTTCTGGGGTGGGGAACAGGATCACGGCGACACCGGGGCGGGTGAGGTCCATGTCAGGGTGCTGCTCGAGGATCTGGTCGCGAGCCTTGTCGAGGTAGTCGTTGGTGGGTTCGGTCATCAGAGTTGTCCGTTCAGGGTCTTGGCCATGCACTGCGGGCAGACCTCGCCGTCGTCGCCGGAGTACCAGCCGACGGGTTGGCCGGTGATGACCTGCAGGGGGTTGTAGTCGTAGGCGTCGGCCAGGGTGCGTTCGCGTAGGCACATGCCGCAGGTGGGAACAGTTGGGGTGGTGTCGGTGTCGGTCATGCTGGGGTCTCCTTGCGTGCTGGTGTGGCTGCGGGCCGGCCGGCGGGGTCGACGATCAGCCAGGGGCGGTCGGTCCAGAGGGGTTCGGCTGCGCGGCAGAGGGCTTGGTGGAGGGTGCCGAGGTCTTCGGGTTCGAGGACGCCGTCGCGGTCGGTGAGGGTGAACATGCCCCGGGTCATGCGGGCGTCCAACCGGGGACGTTGAGCCGCACCAGGGTTCGCGCGGTGGTGACCGGCACGGGGACACTCTGGTGAAGCAGCGCGACGTTGCCCGCCCAGCAGGTGCCGTCGCGTAGCTCGACGCGGTCGAGTGGTGTGACGTCGACGTGCGAGCAGTCACCACCCTCTCCGATGGGTCCGTCGAACCCGCCGACGTAGGCGTCGCACGCGTAGACGTCGGTGGCGAGTAGCAGTGCCTCCCGGGGGCCGCCGTGGTGCGAGTGGTGGCCGGGGGCCGGCGCGTCGTGGCGTGGTGCGGGGTTCCGGTGCCAGTCGGGCATGGGCGGGACATGGCGGATCGGCGCGGGCGCGTAGTGGCGGCGCGGCGGTGGGGCACTGTGCCTCGGGTAGCTCGGTGCGGGGGTGCCGTGGCTGCCGTCGATCCAGTGGCCGTCGACGTGGAGTCCGCCGCGGCGGTGGAGGTTTCCCGCTTCGACGATCCCCTGGTCGATCATCAGGAACGCGACCCCGTCGACGTCGATGCCGTCGAGCATGGCGTCCACGGTGGGCTGCCAGCGTGCGAGGTCGGCGGGTAGTCCGTCGGCTGGGATGAACCGTCGCATGTAGACGCGTTCGTGGGTGAACTCGGGGAACGGGACGCTGTCGGTGCGTGCTTCGAGGACGCTGACGAAGTCGCTCATCGGACGCCCCCGGGGATCATGCCGACGACCGTGGCGCCGTCGGTGGTCCACGCCCAGGTGTTGCCGGCGTCGTGGTGGAGGTTCGTGGGGTGTCCGGCGTCGAGGGCGCAGGTGAGGGTGTCGCCTCCGTCTGGCGGGGTGAAGGCGCTGTCGCAGTAGCCGATCCGTGAGGCGTACCGCAACGCGGTCTGGCGCGCGAGTTTGCGCCGCAGCAGGCTGACGGTGGCGCGTTCGTCGAGGAGTTGCTGCGTGGCCTCGTCACGCTGCTGCCGAACAGCGTTGAGGCGGGCCCGCGTGTCCACGAGCTCCTGGTGCAACTTGGTGACGTTCTCACTGAGATCGCGAACCAGGTCACGCGGCAACAGCTCATCCGGGTACGCCGAGCCTTCGCGATCAGGGTCATTGGCCCGACGCACGAACGCGTCGAGTCCTCGGAGTAGTTGCCGCACGTCGTGCTGCACCTTCGAGTCGGCGAGTTCCTGACCCCAGAGCTCCTGCGCGGCGCTCACTGGGCACCGCCCGGGCCGTCGATGAACGCGAGCGTGACGTCGCGGGGGCAGGCGATCATCGCCCACACCCCACCCCCAGCGTCAGGCGGGATCTCGCCCAACGTGATCGGCCACGAAGGGATCGTCTTGGTGTGGGCGAGCCCCAGGATGGAGAACCCCAGACCGCGGCCGGCGTGCGCGGTGACCGTCAGCTGCTCCGGGTCGTCCGCGGCACGGGTGAGCGTGAACGTCGTGCACCCGATACGGGACGGCCGCGCGACCGGCACCCCGCCCTCACCCTGCGGCGGGTTGTCGAGATCGACACGGGCGACACGCAACTCAGGGGCACCCGACTCGACGTCTTGGAACACCGCGGAGAAGACCACGGGGTATTCGGCGGTGGTGTCGAGGATGGACCGATCGAGAATCGGCGGAATCATATTCACAGGTTTCTCTCCAACTGTGTCCTATGTGGTGACTCCGGTAACACTACCTTGGCGATCGCCTGACGGTGGCGTTCCAGCACACGAAACGGCATCCCGACCGTGTCGGCCGTGACCCGCGGCACCGACAGCACCAGGCCGATCGACGCCAGGGTGAGCGCGTCCATCTGGTCGTCGCCGTGCGGGTACTCGTTCGGCCACAGGCGAGTGATCCCGGCGGCCACGTCGGCTTTCCCGCCGTTGCCCTTGTCGCACGCGAACTTCTTCACAGTCGTGGGCGGGACCTCGCCGACGGGGACCTCGAGGCGCTGCAGTCCGGTGACGACGAGCCACCAGAGGCCGGCGCGGTCCCACGTGCCGGACATGTTCCGGGAGAACGCTGGGGCTTCGATGAGGACGAGGTCGGCGCCGCGGCAGGCTCCGACGATGGTTTGGCGGAGGCGGGTGAGGCGGGTTTCGCGGTCGGTGAGGGTTTTGCCGGTGGGGCTGCTGGTGATGGTTTGCAGCTGGACGGTGTGGTCGCCGTTGGTGGGGTCGTAGGTGAGGGTGGCGTGGCCTGTGCTGGTGAGTGACAGGTCGAGGCCGATGACGGTGGTCATGTTGGTTTCTCTCCGGGTGTGGTGGGTTTTGGGGGCTGAGTGCGTCTGTGCGGGTTTGGGGGTTACTGGGGTGCTGAGGGGTGGGCGTTTGGGGCTCAGGTTTGATCTGGGCGGCGGGAGGGCGCTTCGTGGCGTGGTTCCGTGGGGTCCAGTTGAAGTGTTTCCTGGGTTGGTGGGGTGCCTGGGTGGGGGCAGCGGCGTGCGCGGCCGTCGTGGTCGATGACCCATCCGGAAGGGTCGCAGTGGCGGCAGGCGTGGATGGCTCGGCGGCGTTCGCGTGCTGCGGCGCGTTGGGCTTCGGTGAGGCCGGTCATGGTTCGGGCTCCGGGTCGGGCTCCGGGTCGGGCTTGGGCGTGGACTTGCCTGCGGCCATCTGGGCGCGTAGCTGCTCGAGCTTGGCGCGGCCTCGGGCGTTGGTGGCGGCTTGGTCGGGGTTGTGGCGGCAGACGCCGCTGGGGCCGTCGCCGTTGGTGAGTTCGTAGCCGTGGTCGTCGCAGAGGTCGCAGGCGTCGATTTCGGCGCGGGTGAGGTCGGCGCGGGTGCGGTTGGCGCTGGCGGTGGCTTCGGCTCGGGCGTGGGTGCGGCGGGCGGTCCAGCGGTCGTGGGCCTTGCGGAGTTCGGCGCAGGGACCGCAGTCGGGGACTTCGCCGTCGGGGACGCCGAGGTGCCGGGGGCAGCGTTGCGGTGGTTCGCCGTCGGGTCCGGCGGGCAGTGACCGGGGTGGGCGTTGACGTCGTTCGGGTTGGGGTGTGGGGGGTTCGTTGCTGGGCTGGGCGGGTTCGGGTGGTGTCGCTTCGCGCTCGCGCGTGTTACCCCCCGTAACCACCTCGGTAGGTGAGGTTTCAACCTCAACCCCAACCACAACCTCAACCGGGGGTTTCGGCATCCCTTCCGGGAAGGGTTCCGGGAAGGGTTCTGTTTTCCCAGGTCGCTGGAACCCTTCGGTTAAGGCTTTCGCGAAGGGTTCTGACAAGCCTTCGGGGAACTCTTCGGGGAAGGGTTGCGGGTAGGGTTCCGTGATCCCTTCGGCGGTGGCTTTCAGGTGCTCGATCGCTTCGGTGGCCATGGCGTCCATCTGGTCCTGCATGCGGCGGGTCGATTCGGCGGTCTTGGCCTTGATCTGGGGGATGGTGATGCCGCGGTCGAACTCGCCGAGGAGGACGGCGGAGAGCTTGTCGGACTGAATGGCCGTGATGGCGCGGAGGGCGCTCTTGAGGACGTTGGGCTGCTTGTCGACCTGGTCGCCGCGGATGAACGTTCGGACGAGGAGCTCGCCGGTGTACTCGTCGGTGTAGACGTAGGCGTTGGCCTCGAGGCGTGTGAGTCCGGCCTTCACGTCGCGGTCTGTGGGGATGGTTCCGTCGTCGGCGCATGCGAGGGCCCAGCGGCGGTAGTAGAGCGGGGTGACGCCTGCGGCGTTGAGGCTGTCGCTGGCGAGGATCGCGAGGTACAGCATCTTGTCGAACTGGGGCATGGTGGTGAAGTCGCGGTCGCGCATGAGGCGGAACCACACCTTCGCGTACTGGCGTCCTGTGGTCACTGCGGGGGCTCCTGTGTGGTTTCGGTTATCTGCGTCCTGGTGTCGCTGTCGACGGTAGACCGCTGTCGGTGGCGTTCTGCCATCTTCGTGAGCGTGGTGGTGGCGAGTCCGAGGCGGCGGGCGATGCGGTTGTCGTCCCAGCCGTAGTCGGCGAGGTGGCGCCATTCCTCGCGGACGAGGGGGTCGGTGATGGCGTTGGGGTCGAAGCGTGGGGGCCGGCCGGTGAGGTCCTTGGGCCACTTCTCGATGGCGGTCACAGCGTGTTGTCCGGGTACTGGTCCCAGGTGCGGCCGTCGAGTTCGCGGCCGGCGGCCTTCTTCCCGATACGGCGCATTGCGGTCCAGCCTGGGTGTCCGGCGCGGAACGGATTGAAGGGGTTGTCGGGAGTCATCGCAGTCACGCCGTTGCCGTGCATCACACATCGGTTGCGGTTTCTGTGATCCGGCGGGACGTTGAGCACGCGGTAAGGCGCATCGATGCCGAGGCTCGGGTCCGCCGGGTGGTGGGTGACGTCCTCGTTCCATTCGCCGAACTGCTTGAACAGGAACGGCACCCCAGCCGCGACGCACTGGTCGCGCAGGGACCGCGCCCAGTCGGGATGCATCGGACGTGCGCCACGCCCGGATTCGCCGCCGACGATCACCCAGTCGAGGCCCCAGTGTTTCCCAGGTTCGCGGCCACACGCGGGCTCATGCTTCGGGGAGACCAGGCCGGAGCATCCCCCGCAGTACTGGTCGGGGTCGTAGTAGTTCTCGAACTCGAGGTCGATCCGGCCGAGGAGTGGTTCGGCGCTGATGAAGCGGACGGCGGCGGGGGTCTCGAGGAGCGCGGGGATCCGGATGTCGGCCCACCGTTGATCCTCGGTCGAGACGCCCAGCCAGACGTTCGGGAGCGGGAACGGGTCGCCCGCGTCCTTCACCGCATCGGCGTCCGTCCTGGCGAGCATGTGTTCGGCCACCGCCGTCTGGAACCCACCGCTCGTCAACAGCGAGCGCATTCGTGCGTGCCGCTTCGTGAGGACCTGGAACGTGTGCTGCGGGGCGAGTGCCATCACCGCCCACACCTTCGCGATGTACTCGTCGGGGATGTCGTCGTGGAACAGGTCGCTCATGCTGTTCACGAAGACGCGGCGTGGTCGCTTCCAACGGAGGGGCTGGTCGAGTCGTTCGGGGCGGAGGGTGACGTCGAATCCGTTGGGGTAGGCCTTGGTTCCGTCGAAGCGGTGCGCGATCGACTCGGCGTAGCAGTGGTCGCAGCCGGCGCTGACCTTAGTGCAGCCGGTGACGGGGTTCCAGGTCTCGTCTGTCCATTCGATCTTGGTGCTCATGCGGTGACCGCCTGGAACAGGTCAAGCTGCTGGCCCGCGTATCCAAGGGAGTGGCAGTCACATTCGCAGGTGTGGTGCTCGACCGGCGAGACGATGCGCGCGTTGGTGGTGTGGGTGTGCGGAGACCACCCGGGCCTGAAAGTGGCGACGATGCCGCGGGGGCTGACGCGGCGGTTCTTTCTGTCACGCCAGCAGACGTTGTTCGGTGGGCGTTCACGTCCTGCCCAGCACCCGGCGTGGTCGTTGGCCGTGCAGTGCGGAGAGGTCGGAGTGGCGGCGCTGCTCGGTGGTTCGGTGAACCACTCGTCGCGAGTCTGCTCGAGTTCGCGACGCCCCTCAAGGTCGATGGCTTCGAGGGTGATGCGGTACAGGGCGGGGATGTCGCGGGTGTTGACCGGGTGCACCCTCCACGCCACCAGCGCACGGGCTCGGAGGTCGTCGGGAAGGCTGTCGGCCCACTTCCGGACGCGGGTAAGAGTGATGGACGCTTCGCGTTCGGGCTTCCACTGGCTGGGCCACCAGCCGGACAGCTTGTTGCCGCGCACCTCGTAACAGAATCGGCCGTTGCCGCCGCCGCACATGGTGGAGCGCACGTGATCGGTCATGCTGGACGTTGCGACGATGGGCGCGATGATGCGGTGAGCGTCGCGGAGTAGGTCGACCTCGTCGGCCGTCAGAGTCAGGGTCATGCTTCTCTCCGTGTGGTGATAGGTGTGGCGACCGTGGGGTCGAGGTCGCGGACCCAGTCGAGTGCGTCCTCGAGGGAGACGTCGCGGTCGAGGGCGGCGCACGCGGCGATGAACGCGGTCGCGAGGCGGGTGGGGGTCCAGCGGGAAATTTCGCGCCACACGTCGGCTGGGTCGAGGTCGCGTACGTCGCAGACGATGGTGTCGACGTCGCGCATCGCTTGGCCCTGTGCCTGGTGCGGGTTGCGCGGGTAGGGGATGTCGGCGGCCTTCACGGGCGGGTAGTCCTTCGGGAGGGTCATGTCTCGGATCTGGTGGTCGGTGTATCCGGCGGCGAGGAGCTGGTCCCAGCGGGCATGGAAGGTGCGCGCTGTGTGGGCCAGCTCCTCGGCGTCGCGGACCGCCGCCCACTGGTGGCGGCGGCCGCCCATCAGGTGTTGGCGGCGGAGAAGATCTGCTCCGGGTTGTCGTTGGGTTTCTCGGCTGGCTCGGTGATGTCGGAGTCGAGGTTGTCGTCCGGCGGCGGCGCGTCGTCGATGTCGTCGATGCTCGTCTGCGCGGGGTCGTGGCCGTCTGCTCGGGCGACGAGTTTCACCGGGGCGGAGTCGACGACGCGGAACGCGAGGATCTGGCGTTGCCCGTCGGCGATCTCGTCGGTGATGACCTTGACCAGTTCGGCGCGCACGGTCATCGAGAACGTGTCGCCGAGGTAGGCGCGGGGGTCGTTGCCGGGGAACTCGAACTGGTCGGGTCCGCCTCCGGAGAAGCGGTGGAAGAACATACCGGCGGGTGATCCGCCGTCGCCGTTCATGTTGGTGACCTTCGTCATGGGGTGTGGTGCTCCTTCGTTGCGTGTGGGTGGGTTACTGATCTGTTGTCCGGCCGCCGTTTTCGAGGGACTCGAAGACCTTCTGCACCTCCTCGCTGGTGAGGTCCTTGGACGTGGTCAGCTCGCGCTGCACGACGTCGCTCATGAAGGCGAGCGCTCCCGCGCGGTCGTTGCCGAGCCCGGCGTCGCCGAGCATCGCGTGGAGTCGCTTCAACTGGGCTGCGGTGATGAGCTTCTGGGCGGGCTTCTTCTCCTCGGCGGGAGGTTCGTTCGCGGCCTGGGTCTCGTCGGCGACAGGAGGGTCGGCCGGGGCGTCCTCGGCGGGCTTCGACACGGGGCCGGCGAGCCGCTGGCGGAGCCCCGCGGCGCCGGTGGTCGTCTGGGCCTCGTTGCGGACGTACTGCGGCTGCTCCAGCTCCAGTTCCTCACGGCTGTAGGCGATGCCGAGGAGGACGTGGGGCGCGATCTTGCGGCACACCTCGGTCGCGGCCTTGGCGTACAGCATCGCCTGGGGGTCGGTCTCGTACTTCTTATTGGACGTGTACCCGGCACGGCGGGCCCGCTCGTAGGTCCACGTCGACTCTTCGGTCTCGCCGGTGCGCGGGTCGCCGCCGCGGACCGTGACGGACGTGTCCGTCGACTCGACGGTCTGGATGGCGTAGCCGTGCGACTTCACCAGGGCGACCATCGTCCGGGCGTAGATGGCGGGCTGGCCGTGGACGACGAAGATCTGCTGCAGCGACTGGATCGGGTTGAGGCCGAGTTCCCCGCCGTACAGGATGGCGGCGGCACCGTTTGCGGGCTTGCCGCGGTAGATGGCGGGGACGAGTTCGGACGAGCACATGGCGTCGGCGAGCTTCTTCGCGGCGCCCATCGCTTCGGCGTGCTGCATGAGCTGGCCGATGGCGGCGGGGACGGACGGCCGCTGGGCGGGCAGGATCGACAGGTTGTCGTCGGTCTGGTGGGCGAGTTCGTTGCTGGTCATGCTGGGACTCCAATCGTGTTGCGTGCGCGGTCAATTGCTTTCTCGGCGTCGGTGTACGCCCAGGGCGGTAGGGAGATGGTTCCGACCTCGTCGGGGAGCCCGGGCCAGGTGTCGGTTTGGTGGCAGTGGGCGTAGAGGTCGATCGCGGCGCGGTTGAGTCGGCGGCCGAGGTCGACGTCGGCGGCGCTGAGTTCGACGACGACGGTCAGGTACGGCGGCTCTTTCTCGACGGCGACGAAGAAGAACGAGTCGATGCGGATTCCGAGAAGCTCGGCGACGTCGCGGTAGAACGCCTCCTGCTGGTGGTAGCCGTACTCGGCGATCGACTTCTCGAACCGGGCGGCGTCGTTGGTGGTCTTGAGGTCGACGAACGTAGTCCGGCGGGTGTGCCAGTCGGGGCGGCACCGCAGGCGTACGCCGGTCTCGGGGTCGTGCGCGTAGAGCGACTGCTCGGGCTCCCCGGACTCGAAGAGGATCGCGGCGAGGGGGTGCGCCAGGACGGCGTCACGTAACCCTTCGGCCCGGTGGTAGTCCTTCTGCAGGATGGGGACCTGGCCGTCGGCGTAGGCCTGGTCTCGCTTCTCCTTCGCCGCCTTGGTGCGCCAGTCCGGCGCGTCGACGACCTCGATTCCCTGGCCCTTGCCGAGGATGAGTTCGTGGGCGACGTGGCCGTAGTCCCACTCCTTCTTCTCCTTGCGGGGTGCGTACTTCAGCAGCGCCGGGCCGCCGGGCTTCAGGATGGTGCGCGCCTGTGACGACGACAGCGATCCGGGGTCGCCGTGGTAGGCGGCCTCGGTGACGTCGGCGTAGAGGCCGTCGGCGGCGGGTACCTGTAGGTCAGTCATGATCCGCTCCCTGGTTTCTGTCGCCACGCCAGTCGAGGTGGTCGTCGATGTCCTCGCGGGTGAGGCCGTGGTCGTCGGTCACCGTGCCGCCACCTCGTGCCAGGCGTTGACCGCGTCGACGGTCTCGTCGTCGTGGGCGAGGTCGTTGACCGGATGGGACGCCGCCACGGTATTTCGGATGACGCCGGACAGCACCGTCGCTGCGGCCTGGGCGAGCGTGGCGTGAATCTGCGCGGTGGCGAGCGTTGCGGCGTTGGCCTGTCCTGCCGCTGCCAGCTCCATCAACCGCTCGGCCTCGCGGTAGTGCTCGGGCCCGTTCACCGGACCTCCCGCGGATAGTTCGTTGCCATGGCGTGCCTTTCGGGTGGTGGAATTACCAGTGGATGGATGGGGTGGGGTCGAAGTTGTCGACCGGTTCGAAGTCGTCGGCGCGGCGCTCGGCGAGGTCGTCGACCCAGGCGTCATAGGCCTCCTGCTCCTCGGCGCGCAGCTGGGATCGCTGGTAGTCGTCAAGGAACATCCGAGATCGGGGCATTCGAAGGCTCCTCGGAGCACAGAAGGATGTGGGGTGGGCGTGGCCGTGTTCACGGCGCCGCGCATCGCAGCAGGGCTGCGGTATCGTGAGTGCGTCACTTTGGTTCTCTCCGACGTGACTAGAGGCCGGACGGCTCGCATACACGGGGTTGTGGTGACCCCCGCGATCACCGTCCGGCTTCCTTGTTCCCAGCGGCGGTGGGCCACATCAGGGCCGCGATCCGGGTGGCCTGTTCGGGACGAAGAGGCCCGGACGGAACAAGGTCAGGTTCCGCGGTACGGCGTGCGCGCACGCGCTCGAGGAGCGCCGTTGCCTCAGTGCTCACGACGCCACCTGCTCGCGGCTCTCACGCCACCGTTCGAAGTCCCGGCGCCGGATGACGTACCCGGCGCCCGGCAGCTTCTCTGCGCGGAGCTTGCGCGTTTGGATGGCGTAGAGGATCGTTCGTTTCGGGATCCCGGACTCGGTGGAGGCGGCTGACGCCGATAGGGTTTTCGTAGCGTGATCGTGCATACGCACGAATCTAGGCGCTTGCGTGACCACGCGCAATCAACCGCTCAAACGGGTGTATTGCAAGTTTGCGCGGTCACGCATACTATTTGGCTCATGACCACTGCATACGAATCAGGACGGGTCCCTGAAATTTCGTTGCGACACCGGCTGCGGATCGCACGGGAGGAAGCGGGACTGGAGCAACAGTCGCTCGCCGAGCGCATGGGCGTCTCACGGAATACCGTGTCGGCGGCAGAGAAGGGGAAGAACGCTCCGCGCAAGGTCGTGCTCAACGCATGGGCACTGGCAACCGGCTTCGACGTGAAGTGGCTGGAAACAGGCATCGCCCCCCAGCCAGGGCCGGAGGGCGATGATGGGTGCGCCCGTAGGGATTCGAACCCCAAACCTTCTGTTCGAGAGGTTGCCTCGGTGGCCGCGACCCGGACGTCCTCGCAGGTCATCCCACTTCCCGGGCGTACCGAACGGCCGGACTCCAAACCCGCGGTTGCGGAACCTGCCGCCGCATGAGATCCGGTTACGAAACGGACAAAACCCGCCCGTCAGGTAACAACGTGGTGAACAACATAGTTCACATGACTAACATGCGTAACACGGGTAAGGCTAAGTTCGTTCCCGCCTCTTGGCAGCCGCTCATCGCCGGATTCCTCCGGCACCTGCGCGCCGCCGGCCAACCGGACACGACCATCAACACGCGCCGCCAGCAGATCGAACGCATGGCCCGCGCGCTCGAAGGAGAACCCTCCGAGGTCACCCGCGACGCGATCACCGACTACCACGCCGCCCAGACGTGGGCGCTCGAGACAAGACGCGGACATCGGAACGCGGCGGTCTCGTTCTTCGCCTGGGCACACAGCTGCGGCCACATCCCCGAGAACCCCGCCCAGCACCTCCCCATCGTGAAGTCGTCGGTGCCGGCGCCCCGGCCCGCGCCGGACCGAGTCGTGAACGTCGCCCTCAAGACTCCCGAGAAGCGCATCCAGCTCATGCTGCGGCTGTCCTGCGAACTCGGACTCCGACGCGCCGAGGTCGCCGTCGTGTCGACCACCGACGTCGAGGACGGCGTCGGTGGTGCGATGCTCCGCGTCCACGGCAAGGGCGGGAAGATCCGAGTCATTCCGATCAGCGACGAACTCGCGCTCCGGATCGAGGATGGCGCCGCGGGCCATACCCCCGGCGCGCCGCGGACCGGCTACCTATTCCCGGGCAACGACGGCGGCCACCTGTCGCCGCGGTGGGTCGGAACGCTGTGCGCCGAAGCTCTGCCGGGCGGCTGGACGATGCACACATTGCGGCACCGGTTCGCTACCCGCGCCTACCGCGGGTCTCGGAACCTCCGGGCGGTCCAGGTGCTCCTCGGGCACGCGTCGCTCGCCACGACCCAGCGGTACACGGCGGTGGACGAAGACGAGGTGCGGGCAGCGATGAACTCCGCCGCCTAGCGTCCGATCCGCCCGTGGTTCCCGATAGCGTGGGCTACATTCGCGGGCATGAAGTTGACTCGTGGATTCCTGTGGACCGCTGCTGTTCTCTCGTCGCTGACGCTCGCGCTCGTCGGGTGCTCAGGTACCGAGACGCCGAACGGGGCTGACTCGACGACGTCCACGTCGACGACCACAGCGACCACGACCGCCACCAGCTCGACGACGGCCGAGACCTCGACGACGGCTGGAACCTCCACCGCGGAAGCCGATCTGTCGATGGAGGACGCGCTCACTACTGCCGGCGCGACCTGCAACGCTGGGAGTCGCGCCGGCGAGCAGGACTGCACGCTGAACGGCGTGTCGTTTTCGCTCTCGTCGGACTGGTCAGAGTCAGCAACTCTCAGGGCACGCGCCTGCAGCGAGGGCTACATCGATCCCGGTTTCCAGGTCCTGACGGACGGGACGTCCTACGTGTTCGCCGACTACCACTCCGACTACCCCGCGATCGCAAGTGCGCTCAAGGAGCAGGGCGTGTCGACGAAGACCACGAACTACTGCCCCTAGGCCCAGTGGAAGTGCATGCGGTCACCGACTCCGGCCTTAGGTTCGGCGTCGGCTTTCGCGCGCACGTCGATGTGATCGACCACCACGCGGATGACCTGACGTCGCGTGTCGATCGGTGCGTCGGCCCACCACTCGACGACCTCGGCGTCGGTGACCGTGTCTGGGAGCGCGGCCGTCGCGTCGAGTAGCGCGATCCGTCCGCGTGCTTCCTCCGCGACCTCGCGGGCCTTCGCGACTCCGGCGTCGAACGCCTGCTGATTGCCACCCTCGCCGAACACCTCGGCGAGGTGGACCATCCGGTTCTCGGCTTCGGCGATGGCGGTCTCGAAGGTCTCAGCGGACTCTCGGCGGGCGTCGGACAGGGCGGTGAGCCATTCGTCGCCGGTGATGCGGATGAGGACGCGTTCGGTTACCTCGGTGTCGGCGAGGCGCTGGGATGTCGAGATCTCGCCGCAGCCGCCGTAGCGGGCGGAGCAGGCGTACGAGGGCCCGGTGGCGTGGAGGTTGCGGCCGCACCTCCCACACCGGAGGATGCCTGCCAGCAGGGTGGGCGGGTTCTTCCGGCTGGCGAACTTCTTCCGCGCCGGGTCGGTGAGGATCGCGACGACTTCGTCCCAGGTGTCCCGGTCGAGGATCGGTTCGATGGGTGCGTCCTCGAGTTCCCCGTCGCGTTCCCGGAGGCCGACCATGCGGGGCGCAGTGAGCGCGCGGGTGATGGTGGGTGCGGCCCAGGACTTCCCGGTGACCGTCGCGACGCCACGCTCGTTCAACTCGGCGACGAGGGGCCGGATCGCGCCGCCGTCGATGACGTGTCGGGCCCAGGAACGGATCTCGTCGGCCTCGGACTCGACGATCTTGCCGTCGTTCGTCCAGCCGTATGCACGCAGGCTCATCTACTCGTCTCTCCGTCGTGGTGTAACAGTTCCAACTGTAACCCACGTTTCGGAGGTCAGCGTGCGGCTTCCCGCTCAGCCTGCGCCCGAAGCCACACCGCGAGTTCCTCGAGGTACGTGCGGCCGCGGTACGGGCGCTTCCAGTTGTAGACCGTGTGCTCCGACGGCACCCGGCGCAGCGTCGCTGGGTCGACACCCAGATAGCCTGCCGCGCCCGTGATCGCTCGGTTGTAGCGTGCGAGCTCAGCGAACACATTCCACGACCGGAACGCGCCATGCAGCCGACCGGCCCGCAGCTTCGCCAGGACGTCGACACCCCACCCTGCGGGGTCGCCCAGCGAGAACGCCGCCGACACCTTCGCGAACTCGACGAGCGGCGAGTCGTCGGAGCACGCGCAGATCACGTCCCGGGGGTTCGTCTCCCACCGCACCGGCACGGTGGTCGGGATCAGGCGGTGGCCGGCGATCCCACCGTCCGGGTGGAACGGATCCGAGACGAGGCCTGCAGCAACGAGGTTCGGGTGCCCGGCCTCTGCGACGTGCCCGAGCACACCGGCCCCGCCGGAGAACCCTGCGGCGATCGCCAGGCCGCCATCGAGCGCAGCCCGTGTCCTCGCGATGCCGTCGGCCATCGACCGGGTGAACGCCGGGCCGAACGGATCACGCCGCGGATTGACGAACCCGTAGCTCGCCGACCACTGCACCAGGACGTGCTCGAACTCTGGTAGCGCACGCCGCAATTGGCCGAGGAGGTCTTGGCCCGGAACCTCGCCGATCCCGCAGACCGTGACCAGGCGCTCAACTCTCGGCACGGCGGGCCGCCTCATCTGCTCGCGCTCGGTCAGCATGCTGGCGGCGCACGAGCGACACTTCCATCGCGATGTAGGAGATGAAGCCGAGCGTGTACAGCACTGGGCGCACGTAGTCGCGGCCCGGGTACGCCGAGTCGGTGAACGACGACAGTGCCACCTGCAGGAACAGCGCCGATACGATCGTCGATTTCCATAGGAAGATGCGGCCGACGTCGTTCGTCCACCACGGGGACCGGAACCCGTACGTCAGGCCGAACAGCGACATCATGATCGCGATCGCCATCAGGCAGGCGTCGCCCCAGAGTTCGTCCGGCACATCGGGAAAGAAGACGTTCAGCAGCCACACGACCGTGGTGGCTACCCCCGACAGAATCAGAATGTAGGCGGCACCCTTGAGTACCAGCCGTCGTGGTTCGCTCACCCTCGACCTTCCTGCGCGGCGCCGCGGCCACCCCACGACGCGGCGAACATCTCTGTCCACCCGTTCAATCGCATCTGTTCACGCAGTGCGTCAGTGCTGGCTCTCGATTCGACCGCCAGCCGTTCGGCGTCTTCGCGACGCTTCGCGGACTTCTCTGCTTCGATCTCGTACTGCCGCGTCGTTCTGCGCGCGGCTTCGCGGTCCTCGCGCCGCGACCATGGCCAACGGATCATGTGGCCCCTCCATCACGGCGAGCGGCCCCGAGCTCTCCTTGGATGACGTCGCGCACGGCTTGCATGAAGTGCGCGTTGGCCTGGTCGCTCGCGTTCTTCTCAGTGAGCGCGGTGGTCAGCGTGGCGATCGCCTTGGCGTCGTCCACCGCGCGGGCGTCGGCCTTCTCCAGGCGCTCGCGTGTCTCCTTGTGGGTGACGCCGAGCACGAGTCGCCCTGTCAGCAGCGCCCACATGAAGAGCACAACGACGATCCCGAATAGACCGACGACGCTGACATTGTCGATCGCGCTCGGCGTCAACCACGTTGGCATCGGCTCTACGCGGCACGGACGAGGGTCGGCGAGCCCTTCGCGGGTCCGACGGGCAGCGACGCGAACGACGTCAGCAGCGACAGCACGGCCGCGGTTCCTGCGTAGGCGACGATCTCGGCCCAGTGGACGCTGCTGAACGTCGGCGCGTTGGCGGCGTCCTGCACCACCGGGAGCGCTCCGGCGAACGCGGCGATGAACGTGCGGCCGGCGCGGATGAGCGCTTCGATGGTCGGGTTCGTCGACGTGATCGACCGGTCGAGCAGGGCGAGCAGAACGGTTGCGGCGGTGCCGATCGCGGCGGCCTGCAGGGCGGTGCTCCACGGCACGGTCATCACGGTGACGCCGCCGACGAGGAACAGCAGGAGGAGCTGGGCGAAAGTCTTCACTGCCCGCTCGATGAGGTCCTCGATGAACAGGACGGCGGGGTTGGTGCGCGGTGAACTCTGGTCGAGAGTCATGGTGTTCGTTCTCCTTCGGGAGTGGTTACTGGTTGGGGGCTTCGGGATCACGGAGAAAGTCGATGACCTTGCTGGGGTGCCAGTAGGCGTCGTAGTGCTCGAACGTCTGGACGCGTTGACCGCCGTCGCGGAACTTCTCGCTGCCGAGCGGGTATCCCCATGGCCCCTTCTCGGCCTTGAGTGCGGCGTAGCGGCGACCGATGTCGCCGACCACAACTCCGCCGGGAGTGCCGTACTTGCGGTAGATCGCGCCGCCTTGGAATGCCTGGATCGTGCCGACACCGGTGTCGGTGTAGTGGCGCACCGTGGGGTAGCCGAGCGGGCCGCGCTCGAAGCCCTGGCCCTTCCACACTTCGAAGATGTCGGCGGGGATCGCGATGGCGCGCATTCCGGCCGGTGCGCCGGTGTTGACCTTCGGGTGGAAGTAGATGTGTCCGCGCTCGCAGCGAATGAACTTGCCCTCGCCGTCCGGGCACGGTTGCTCGTTGACGTCGATGCGCTTGCCGATCCAGCCTTTCGCGCGGTCGTACTCGGCGTTGATCTCGTTGACCGGTGGGGCGATCTCGAGCTTGGCGTCGAGGTACCAGAAGTCGTGGAACAGGCTGTCGTTCCACGCGCGGGCGCCTTCGTAGTAGAAGACGCCGTTGCCCTGGGATTCCCAGTCGACGCCGCGGGCGGACTGTTTGACCTCGCCGCCGGGGTGGTCCATTCCCATCAGCGTGCAGGCGGTGTGCGAGTAGATTCCGCCGCCACCGTGCTGGAGGCCGACGAGCATGATCGGCTTGAACGAGAGCGCCGACAGGCCGCCGCGCGGCATGCGCTTGAACCAGAGGTCGTAGACGATCTTGTAGTCGAGGCGGAACGATTCGGTTGAGCCGTAGCGGTTTCCGACCCAGTCGGTGCGTCCGGCGAACCATGCACCGGTCTGCAGAACGAGTCCCGAGCAGTCGGTGGATTGCTTCGGGTTCCGAGTGAACGCCTCGCCGTACCCGTAGTACAGGCCGTCGCGCGCCCGAGCCATCGCGTCGACTTCGCGAACCTTGTCGGGGGTGATGATCTTCGTCATAGGGCTGGGTCTCTCCGGGATCGACGTGGTGGATCGTCGCCCGGCCCTCGGCCAGCAGCTATTGCCAGAATAGACCGGGAACCCTCGGATGACGGTCAGCCCTGCCCGCGGCCCGGGTCAGCGTCGGGCGATCACGAGCCACGCGGCAGCGCTCGCGCAGATGACGATCGCCAGGACGTCGAAGAACATGCACCTTGGACGCATCCGCCGTCCGGACGGTTCCCTGGACAATGGGCCCGGTGATCGATCGCGAGGTGCTGCGCGCCGCGTCCGAGGCTGTGCACTCCCTGATGCGCCGGCAGCAGGCGAACCGTCAGGCCGCTACGGATGGCGGGTGGGTCCCGCTCGACCCCGCTCTAGAGGCGCTGGGTGTGGAGTGCGACGAGGTGCTGTACGGCCGGAGGGCCGAGGCTCCCGACCTCGCCGACCGGCTGTCCGCGGTGCTCGGCGACGACTGGGAACCCTGACCGGGCTGTCAGGTGCTCAGCCACACCCCGATGCTCGTCCAGCTCCCGCCGGAGGGGTTGGTGATCGTGACCGGCGCGGAGTCCTTGTCGGCGACGGCCAGAGCGTTTGCCGCGGTCCGCCGGTAGAGCTGGCGGAGGTTGCCGTTCGACACGACCGACCCGACGTCGCCCGAGGAGACACCGAAGTCGAACCCGACGACGGCCAGGTGCCCAGAGCCTGACGGTGTGCCCGATGGGGTGTTTCCGGACCCGCTGCCGAGCGCCCCGCCGGTGATGGTCGAGACCCCGGTGTAGGACAGCACCGCCACGATGTGTGCGCTCGAACCCGACCGATCGACCTGCACGTTCCGGGCGCCGGCGGCGAGACCGGTGATGCCGTACATGGCGGCGTTGCTGGTCTTGCCGATCAGGGTCATCGGTACGCCGTCGACGCGCGCCGCGTTCGTGACGTTGCCCGCGACGAACACGATGATCGCCGCGCCCGCCCCGACGGTGAGGTTGACGTTGGTCGTCGCCGATCCCTCCACGACCAGCGAGTTGTCGGGTTGAACGTTGTTCGCCTGCCACTTGCGGGTGGTGCGGAACCGCGGCGCCGGAAGAACCATCGGCTACGCCAGATCGCCGGTGACGAGCCACAGATCGGCGGCGCGTTTGCGGAGGACGAGCGCCGAGTACTGGGCGCGGCTCGTCGGCGTCGCGACTGCGGACTGCACGGTCACACCGGACGCGCCGACAATCGTCACCTTCCCGGCGCCCATCTGGTCGACCTCGATGACGGTGCCGATCGGGAACGCGACCGACGCGTTGGTGGGGATGGTGACGTTCACCGCGGACGCGGAGGTGACTTCGACGGCCTTGTTCGCGTCCGTCGCGACGAGTGTGTACGCCCCGGTCTGGGCGTTGATCGTGACGAGTTGGGCGGCCAACACCGAGGCGTCAATCATCTGCTGGATCGATACCGACACTGCGGTCGCCAGTTTCGCGAGCGTGATCGCGCCGTCCTGGACTTTTGCGGTCGAGACGGTGTTGTCGGTCGGGGTGCGGGTGTCGGACAGCCGGGCGTCGTTGCCCTGCGCCGCGGTGTTGGCGGTGTTGCCGTACAGCACCGACAGAGTGCGGTTTACGTCCAGCGTCCCGCCGCCGGAGAGGCCGGTTCCCGCGGTGACTGTGCGGGTGTTCGGGACGGCGTTGACGATGCGGGAGTCGTTGCCCGCAGCCACCTGCGTCGAGCCCGTGCCCACCGGGAGCCGGGCGGCGTCGAGAGTGCCCGTCGCGATCGCAGCGGCGTCGTGGGTGTGCCCGGTGTCCGACTTTCCTGACAGCCCGTCGTCGAGCTGCTGTTTGGTCGTCGCGTGATTGGCGGCGGTGCCCGTGCCAACGGCCACGGTCCCACCCGTGCCGCGCAGAGCGAGAGTCGTCGCTGTCGCTGCCGAGGTGACCGGCCACGTGCCCTGCACGCCGCCCGTCTTGGTGCCGTAAGCGACGTTCGCTGTGGTGACCTCGTCGACTTTGCCGTCGAGAGCGGTCTGTGTCTGCGTGCTGATCGGTTTGTTGAGGTCGCTCGTGTTGTCGACGTTGCCGAGTCCGACGTCGCCCTTGCCGAGCACAACGATGCCGTTGTACCCGTTGACGCTCGAGACGGCGTCGGTCGGCGCGACCTGTAGCACCCACGACGCCGGATCGGCGGGGTCGTCGCCCTGTAGCGAATAGGTGCCGCGGCCGGGGTTGCCGATCTGCACCGCCGTGTCGCCGCGCTGCACCTGCGCCGTCGTGAGCGCGAGACGTTCGGCGGTGCTCGTCACGACGACCGACTCATGCGTCGCCTGCGCCGGGATCTGCGACGACAGCAGCTTGCCGTTCTCGTCGAGGTCCGCCTTCATGGCGAGCGCGGGCACCGTGGGCTCGTCCCACGTGCCGCCGAGGTCACCGGCGAGCACGATCCCGCCCTTGGTGGTGGTGGTCGCGTTCGGGACGCCCGACGCGACGACGTCGGCGGCTTCCTCGGCGGAAGCTGCTGCTGCGGCGGCGGAGTCCTCCGCGGCGTCCGCAGCGGTTTGCGCGGCGGTGGCGTACCCGGATGCGGTGTCGCGCGCGGTCTGCGCGTCGGTGCGTGCGGTCACGGCTGCCGCGCGTGCGGTGTCGGCGTCGGTGGCGCGTGTGTTCGCTGCCGAGGCCGACCCTGCGGCCGCCAGAGCCGATCCTGCCGCGTTCGTCTCGGCGGTCTCCGCGTTCGTCTCCGACGTCGCGGCAGCGTCGGCGCTGTTGTCGGCCGCGGTGGCTGCTGACAGCGCCGTATCGCGTGCGGACTCGGCTCCCGTGCGGGCAGTCTGCGCCGCTGTCCGTTCCGTGGTGGCCGTCGATGCGGCAGTCCCGGCGGTCGACGCGGCGGCCTCAGCGGCGAGCCTAGCGGTGTTCGCGGCCGTGGCCGACCCCGATGCGGCTGCGGCGGAATCGATCGCCTGCTGGATCGCCGGGACGGTGGCCTCGTCGATCGTGCTGTCCGACATCGCGAACCGGAGTTTGTTGCCCACCACGGAGATTCCGCCGGCGGTGATCCCGCGGCCGGGTAGACCGGGCTCGCCACGGAAGTCGGCGCCGTTCGCTTCGGACGGCCATGCGGTGCCGGACCACACGTACAGCTTCCCGTTGCCCTGCACCAGGTATGCGTGTCCGGCGTCGAGCGGACCGAGGTCGTCGGGGAGGTCCGCATAGGTCAGGACCGCGCCCTGCAGGTTGACTCCGGTCCCGTCCTTGCCCTGCACCACGAGCACCTCGACACCGCGAGGGATCGGAACGTCGACAGTCGAGACGCTACCGACGTTGACGTCGAGGACTACATCCCCGTCTGCCCAGTCAAGACTTGGCGTCGACACGCTTGATCTTCCCTTCTGAGACGACCTGCGGGAAGCCGTTAACTGTCGGTGGCGTAACGACGTACAGCCGGAAGGTTGCTCCTGTCGACCACTCTGGGGTGTCGGTCTTCTCGACGTGCGCGGAGAAGCTGGCGCCGTCGAGCACTACCGGGATGGTGGGGTGATCGCCGTCCTGGCCGACACGGAAGTAGGCGGTCGATCCGTCGGGGACGGGGTACGGCTCCTTGGTGACCGCGTCGCGGAACATGCCCGCGAGGTCGTAGTCGGCGCCGTCGCGGATGGTGAAGTCGCGCCTGGCGACCTCGGGTGCCCAATCAGCCATCACGGCTCCTCTTCTGTGGTGATGTCGGCGGCAGTGACATTGTCGAGTCGCCCGGACGGGTTGATGAGGCCGTTGCGTCGCGCGAGGAGTCCCCACCATCGGCGGCCGACGCCCGCGGCGATGACGTTGCCGGTGTCGGGCCACGTGAGTATCGGCTCGTTCTCTTCGTCGCTCGGGTCACCGAAGTAGACGTCGAACACGTAATGCGTGTCGTCGACAGATCGAGTGCGTCGCACCGTGTACCGGCCGGATGGCGGGTCGTCTGTGTCGTCGACGGCGCGGGCGGTGCGCGAGTTGTACGCCCCCGATGAGAGGGCGATGCCACCCTCGTCGAGGACCAGCCACATACCCGAACCGAGGCCGGATGTGCAGCACAGGCCGAACCCGATGTCTTCTGCGTCGACGGACAGGTCCGCGCCGACCTCGACGACGTCCGAGTTCAACGGTTGGTGGTACATCGCGGCGGCCGTCGCGTTGGCGATCGCGCTACCGGTGTACGCGACCTTGTTGTCGCTGATGCCGATGTCTCCGTACCGAATCCACCGCGGCCCAAGACTTGCTCGGTTGAAGTCGTCGAAGAAGAACCTCGGGATTTCCGTCTGCCCGACATCGATTCCGATCGCCACGAAAGGGCATGGGCCGGTATACATCGTGTCTCGGGTGGTGGTCGGGATTGTCGTCGGCGCGGGGGTGGTGGAGGGGTTGCGTTGGCTGCCCGAGGTGTAGGGCCGGAACCCGGGAAGCGGTGTAGGGGTGAAGAAGTTGATCCCCGCTATGTGGACCGCGCCGGATCCGGTCATGCGGAACTGAACGTCGTATACGTCACCGTAGTCGGCGATGATCGAGGCCCCGCTCATGAGGTGTTGCATCCACCCGATCGACGAAAGCGACACCGGGACATCTCCGGCCAGGTTGGGCGACGAGTAGACCAGTGTCGACGATCCGTCCTCCTCGAGCTTGTACACGTCGAGGTTGAACGTCGACACGGTGCCGGTCTTGTAGGCGATCCAGGTCAGCACTTTCCGCTCGGCGGCGGACTTGAAGATGACGTTGGCCCAGGGCGCATAGGAGGCGGTCGCGGCGACGGTCGGCATGTTCATCGTCACGTTGTGCACATGGTCAGAGCCGCTCGACGACGCCGATAGTCCGCTTACCCCGCTACCCGCGCCGTGGTTGTGGCTGCTGCCGCTGACTCCGGGCACGGTCGCATTGGAGGTGCTGCCGGTGACGTTGTGCTCGTGCGAGCCACCCGAAAGCGCGACGTTAGCGGGGTTGAGGTTGAAGTACCCGAAGTTGAACGACGGCGTGCCGGTTCGGTCGGGGCCGGCTTCGTGCACGCCCATCCCGGACTGCAGCGCGATGACCTCCTGCACCTGGTTGACTTGCGTCCCCACCGACACCACGGTTTCGGCAGCGTCGACCGCAGTCTCGTTGGTGTTCTTCAGCCATCCGGCTAGGGCGTTCTCGAACGCGTCCCCCACCACGGGAATGCCACCGATCAGACCGACGAGAATCTTCAATGGTAGGCGTATGAGGGCGGGGATCAGGTTGTCTCGGATCTCCTCGATCGTGTCCCAATCGGAGGGGCTACCACCGACCACCCAGGACAGCAGAAGCGCCAACGGTTTCAGGACCGGACTGAGCAGTCCGCCTGTGACACCGGGCAGCTTGCCGAGGACGAACCCACGAGCCTGGCCCAGGTTTTTCTGGCCCGGCTCGGAGTAGCCCACGACGTCACCGACAACACCGCCGACGGCTCCGAAGATCGCTGACCCCACCGCCCCTACCGGGCCGGTCATACCGCCAATCTCGCCCTGCAGGAAGGCGGAGGGGTTTGCGCCCTGGAGGTCGGACAGGTTGCCATTGTTGGCGGCTTCGTCGTAGTCGCCGATGTCGCCGGGCCCGAGGTTGGGTGTGGTCACTGCGCGCCTCCTGTCGCCTTGCGGAGATCACGTTTGGCGGCGGCGTACCGAGCGGCCTGAGCCGGGGTGACCATCACCGTGGTCTTGTCCTTCCGGACGTAGGGCACCTTCCCGTCCTCGTCCGGAATGACTGGGGTCGGCGTCTTCGCCTGCTCCTTCGCCGCCTTCTGCCGGGCGACGACATCGAGTAGTTCCCGCGCCTCCGGCGACAGCTCGTCGGCCGGATCATCCGGCGCGTCCATCGGCACCCACTCCCCCGGCGAGAACAGCCAGTTCGGGTTGTCGGTCTGCGGCTTGCGGTACTTCAGCGTGCGGAGTTCCGGGTGAAAGCGGAACCCGAGGTTCCACAGCCGCCGGGACACCAGACGGAGGATCGTCACCGGCAGCGGCAGGGGCGCCCCGTTCTGACCGGGCAGGCCGACGAGCGCCCAGACAGCGAACTGGTCGGGGTCGTCCGGGTCGCAGTTGTCGACGGTCGGGAAATCGGGCACAGCGATCGGCGACTGCCGCTTCTTCGGCGGACGGTTCTTGCTACGCCTACCCATGACTTCCCTTCGGTACGCAGGTCACTTATCAACCGTAACCTGCTCAATCACACGACACCGAGATCGTGAAGCCCGGACATCGTGTCGCGGATCCTCGCCATCGCTTCCTCGAACGGGTCGCGGTTCTTCGCGTCCTCGCCGACGGTGATCGTCCAGTCGGGATGGAAGTTGTCTTCGTCAGCCGACAGGACGAGTTTCTTGATCCGATCGACCCACACCCGACCGCTGGTATCGCGCGGCGCCGTGGTCCCGATCCGGTCCGACAACCACATGTGACCGACGCCGTTGTCGCCGACCATCCACGGGCACGCGTCGAGGACCTTCACCTCGTGCGACGTCCACCGGCGGGTGGCCCACAGTCCGAGGCGGATCACCATCAGCGAGTTCAGGGTGTACGCCTGGTCGGCGCCCTCCTGGAAGAACTCGACATAGCGGGACCAGCCGAGTTTCTGTGCGCGCGTGATGAGTTTCGTGTCGGTCCACGCGAGGATGGTGTCGGTGTAGAGCGGCCGGAGGAGCGTGTCGATCGCACCACCGATGGACCCCACCCCGTAGCCCATGATGTTGATGTTGTCGCCGACGATATCGCCGATCGCCTGTATCAGCGCCGAGATGCCCTCGTTCACACCGGGAGCCGATTTGCCGCCGGTGATGATCTTCGCGACCTTCTCCGGCGTGCGGGTGAACTTTGCCGACACCACGCCGGGGGTGCGGCCGGGCTCGAGGATGACGTAGGGCATCCGCTTGTTCGTCGACTTCGCGCCGATCTGCATGTACTCGCCCGGGATCGGCTGGCCGGTGATCAGCGATCGGGTGGTGTCCAGGAAGTCGGAAGTGAACTGGTCGATGGTGTTGAACAGGCCGCCGAAGAGGTTGCCGCCCATGCTGGTTCCGGTGTTGTAGCGGCCGGACTTGTCGGCGATCGAGATCACCAGCGCGCCGTTGCGGAGGTTCGCGCCTTCCCACGGCAGATCGTCGCCCTCGAGCCAGCGGTCAGCCTGCACTGACAGCTCGGCGTCGTCCATCATCGCGTGGAAGGCGTCGTGCCAGTACTTCATTCGGATGATCGGCATGCCCCAGAGCACGCCCGAGGCCATCGCCTGGGTGAACGACACTGGGTTCGGCACGATCTGCCAGGTGTTGACGTCGAAGCCCTCGGTCCACTCGCCCAGGTCCATCGGGTCGTCGGGGATCGTCAGCGGCGTCTCGTCGCGCATCAGATTCAGGAACAGGGTGGTGAGCGCGCACCAGTTGACCGGGCCGAGCAGGATCCAGGCTCGCAGCTGGAAGATCGCCGGGAACAGCGGCGACGGGAAGCACTCGATCCACTTCAGGTTCTCGTAGTCGTGCAGGAACGTCGCGGTGATCACTTCGTCACCGGTCGACGTCAGCTCGACCGACACGTCCTCCATGCGGCCGCCCCACCGCGCGCCCACGTAGTCGGCGGTGATGTGGACGTTGACGCCTTCCTCGCGGAGGTCGCGGCCTTCGAAGTCGAGCATCCACTGGCCGAGTGGGGAGTCGGCGAGCACCACGATTTCTGCTGTGCCGGTGTCGTTGTCGACCCACTCGAACGTGTACGACAGGACGTCGGTGGCGACATGCTGGAGGTGCCACTCGGCATCCCACAGCCGCAGGATCGGGTCTTCGCGGCGGGACCGCGCCTCGTCGCGTTCGGCCTGTTCGGTGGCTTCGAGGATCGCGTTGCACTGGTCGAGCAGCGACTGCGACTGGTAGTCGTCCATCGCCGCGACGGCCCGGGCCGCGCGCGCCTGCACGGTCGCCTTGGCCTCCTTCGTCAGGAATGCGCTCACACTCGCCCCCAGGGCTTCCGGAATCGGCGGGGTTGCCGACACTCGACACGCATCCCACCGGCCGGGACCTGGACCGCCTGGACGGTGAGGTCCTGGCGTTGGGTGAACCGCGGGATCAGGTTCTTCGGGAAGTCACCCTGGACCGGCATCTGACCAGTCAGGTTGTGGTCGAACGCATCCCGCACGGGAACCTTCCCCGGCTCCGCGGTGGCAACAAGTCCGCCCATTGCGTTGGTGATGTTCGGATACAGAAGCGTGCGCGTCGGGTACGCCCCACCCGGGGCCCGGTTCCAGGGCTTGCCGGTCCAGGTGTTGTCCGGCAGCCGCACCTGACCGCGCGTGGTCACCCATGTGGGGGCCATGTCGACGCCCGTCGGGTTGGAGACCTTGAGTGTCTTTGTGCCGGGTGTGGTGAATTCGGCGAACGCCGGCTTGCCCTCCTCCTCGTGCCAGAAGGGGTCGTAGGCCTTGAGGTGTATTTCCCAGATCCACGAGCCGTGTTCATGCGGAACGAGGTCGGCGTCGTACGACTGGCCGGGGGCGAGGACGACCTCGATCCACCGCGTCGATTCTTCGGTCTCCCACTCGATCCGCGCGAGCTTCGACTGCTCGTAGTACGGATCAAGCTCGAACGAGAACGCCTCTCGGAACGCGCCGTCGACGACGCCGAACTCTTCGTTAACGAGCTTCCGGCTGATGCCGACGGTGATGACTGGTTCCATGATCGCGGTCTTCACCGCACGCAGGACGCCGCCGTCCATCTTCACCGGGGTTCGTTCGATCTGGCGGATTGGCGCCTCGAACAGGTCCCGTAACCCGCCCTTGAGCAGCTTCACACCGGTGGTGCCTGCGTCCTCGCCGTGGATCGGGTGGACGTCGCCGCCATCGCATCCGACGATCCGGATGTTCGACGTTTTCGAGATCTCGGAGGAGCACGTCATTTGTTCACGTACCTCCGCATCCGGCGTCGCCGGTCCTGGTCGACCTTGCGCACGACGTCGTCTCCGTCCTGGGGGTTGTTCACGATGACCTGCATGGGGCCGCCGCGGAGGAACGCCTCAGCGAGGTCGATGAGGTCCTTCTTCGTGGCCGTGCCGTTCTCTCCCTTGTCGCGCGGGTTGTCCTGCATATAGGCGCCGACCGCGTCGAGGATCGGCGGCTGCACGTCCATGCCGAACACGCCGAGCGCGGAGCCGAGCTGCCCGGAGATCGCCGAGCTCGCCACACCGCCGGCACGGTCACCGAGGGACGTTCCCTCGGTGTTGTCGTAGTTGCCGAGCAGGCCGGGGTTCGCGGCGATGAAGTCGTCGATCCCGTTGTGCAGCGCGGTCTTCACCAGCCCGCCGAGCTGTGACGACAGGGTGCCGCCACCGATCGTGAACTCCTGCGGGTCCCGCTTCTTCGTGTCGTCGCCGCCCTGACCGACGTTGTACCCGTTGCCGGGATCCTCGCTCGGTGTCAGGGTCGGGGTGTCCGACGGCGTCACCGGCGCGACGTCAGTCGGAGTAGCGGTCGGGTCCGGAGCAGGCGCGGGCGCAGGTGCCGGCGCGGCGGGTGCGCGCTTCGCGGCCTCATCGGCGAGCCTGCGGGCCTCGCCCTCGTGCGGCTTCATCTCCGCGGTCAGGTACTCCTGACGGCCGTTGCTGAACGCCGCATCCGCGCTCGACTCTCCCGGTCGCTGTTGCAGCCAGAAGATGTTCTTCCAGATGTCGTTGGACGCGCCTGGCGACTTGCGTTTCGCGTCGAGCCGGTTGAAGAACTCGCCGATGTTCTTGTTCGGGTCATCGCGACCCGGGTACGAGGAGTCTTGCTGGAACACCCCATGCCACAGACCGTTGTCGCTGACGGCCTCCGGATCGAAGTCCGACTCGCCGCGAGCGTGCGCGAGGATCGCGATCGCTTCCTCGTGGGAGTAGCCGCGCTTGCGGGCCTCCCAGTAGATGGCGTCGGCGACCTCCTGCTTGCTCGAGTTGCGGGTCAGCTTCCCGATACCGGCGCCGGCCGGGACCGCCGCACCACCACCAGCAGCAGGCCCACCAGCCGCCGGAAGCGCTGACGGGTCACCGCCACCCAGCGACGCCGGCGCCCCAGCACCGCCGCCACCACCACCCAAGGACGCCGGCCAGTTCTCCACCCACACCGGGATCACGCCGCCCTTGTCGGCCTCCGCAGCTGAGTTGAACGCCGACTGGCCGCCCGAGTTGCCCCACGATGCTCCAAGCCCGGACCCGATCGGCGTGGACGCGCCGCCACCGCCGCCGAGTCCGCCCGGCGCAGTGCCGGTCCCGGTGCCGGTGTCAAAGCCCGGGCGCGGCCCTGCGCCGAGCGCGGTCGCAGGAACCTCCTTGTTCGCCATTGTGTGGATGTGGTCCGAGTGCTGCCCGAACACCACATCCGAGCCGTAGATCGGGATGGCGTCCTTGCCGGACGCTTCGGTGCCGCCGATGTTGTAGTAGTTCCACTGGCCGTCGCCGCCGCCGTAGATGATCTGGCCGAGGTCGAGTGCCTTGCGGTTGGCGAACAGCCAGGCGGCGACGTCGTCGCGGTTGTCGAGGTCGAGGGCCATGCCCTTCGGGTGGTAGCCGCCGTCGTCGAAGTGGTCGGTCTTGGCCGAGGTGATCTTGACGTCGGGGAACTGGCGCCGCACCGCCTCGGCGAGGGACCGGTTGACGGTGCCGCCACCCATGCGGGCGACTTCCTCCTGGGTGAGGAGCGGGCCGCCCCCGGCGAATCCGGGCAGGCCGCTGCCGAGCGCCGCGCCGGTGAGCCATGCCGGGGGTGTCCAGCCCGAGCGCATGGCCTCGAGGAGTGGCAGTGTGCGGGCGTTGACGGCGTGGGCCGGGGACACGAACTCGCCGTTCGACAGCCACGACAGGATCGAGTCCGAGGTGCCGGTGCCCTTGCCGCGCACCGTGCCGCCGTACGCGAACGTCGGGATCTGCGGCATGGCGAACTTCTTCCCACCGACTGCTGGAATCCAGTCGGGCACCGTGAAATTGACCTTGCCGACGGTGTTGTTCCACAGGCGAGCGATCGAGTTGAACACGGTCTTCGCCGCGTTCTTGATCGGATCCCAGATCTTGCCCGCGAGATCGCGCATCGTGGCAGGAAGCCCGCGGAAGAAGTCGATGACCAGGTTGAACTTCTCGACCACCCAGTCCTTCGCCAGCGTCGCCTTGTCGCGGATCCCGGTCGCGAGGGTGGTGAAGAATCCGACGACCTTGCCGACCATGTCCCACACCCAGCCGCCGACCGTGACGAGGATGTCTCGGAAGAACCCGAACACGATCTGCACCCCGGACCACCAGGTAGTGATGATGGTCTTGATGGCGTTGAACGCGGGCGTAACTACGTTGTTCCACAACCACATCACCACGGCTCCGACGGCCCGGAAAATGGTCATCCACGAGTTGAAGATGAACTTCACCACGTTCCAGACACCACCGATGATGGTGCCGATGAACGAGAACGCAGGCTGGATGACGTTCTGCCACAACCACGTTATGACAGTGCCGAGCGCCTGGATGACGGTCGAGACGACACCGAACTTCGACTGCAGCGCGACGAGGATGCCGATCGGCCCGCCGAGGACAGCGGCGAAGATCTCCCAGTGGTCCTTGACCCAGCCGATGGCCTTCCCGATCGCCGAGAAAGCGGGCTGCAAGGCGTTCTCCCACAGCCACTTCGCGATCTCGCCGAGCTTCTCGAACCCGACCTTGAGCGCACCCCACACCACATCCCAGGTGGCCTTGATGCTGCCCCAGATCTTGTCCCACAGGGCGCGGCCGGTCTCGGTCTTGGTGAAGAACAGGTACAACCCGGCGGCGAGGGCAGCGATCGCGGTGATGATCATGCCGATGGGCGACGCGGTGAACGCCAGCGACAGGAGCGTCCAGGCGGTGCGGACCACCGAGATGATGGTCGAGACCATCCGGAACACCTTGAAGGCGCCGTAGGCGACCAGGACTGCGCCCGCGAGGGCGCCGATCGCGGTCGTGAACGGCTGCAGCATCTGCAGGAGCCCGGTGAAGACGGGCAGCAGAGCGGCAACGAGTTTCCACCACAACGTCATTGCGGGCACGATCACCTGCAGGGCGGCGCCGAGCGCACCGCCGATCATCGACGCGAGCTGACCGATGACGGGGCCGAGGGCGACGAAGTACTCCGAGAGCGGCTGGACGGCGGGCATGAGGGCCTGGAGGAGCACGATCAGGGCGTTGCCGACGGTGACCAGCACGGGGCCGAGAGCCTGCGCGAGCGCCCCGATGATCGGCCCAGCTAGTTCGACGAACGTCGCGATCAGCTGCCCGAGGACCGGCATCACCGGACCGAGCGCAGTGAAGATCGACGAGATGGCAGCACCGAGCGGAGCCATCGCCGGGGCGATCGCCTTCAACCCTTCGCCGAGCGCGGTCACGAATCCACCGACGGCGGGCGCGATTTGGACGAGCAGGTCTGACAGGGCGGGCGCGATGGTGGTGCCGATGATCCCGGCGAGTTGCAGCAGGATCGGTAGCACCGCGCCCATGCCTGCGGTCATCGATTCGAAGAACGACACCAGGGCTGTCTGGCCGGGTCCGTTGACCCATTCCGAGATCGTTGACAGCGACGCCTGCAGGCCGCCGAGGAAGTTCCCGCCGGCAGCGGTCCCGGCAGCGTTGAAGACGCCGCCGATAATCGATCCGAGTTCGGAGAGCACCTGACCGAACTGCTTCGCTACGGCGACGGCGTCGCGGAAGTAGTCGGCCATCCGGCCGGACTCCTGCGCTTGGATCAGCATCTCGGAGAAGCCGCGCGTCGCGCCAGCGAGCCCGTCGGTCATCGGTGAGAACACCTGTCCTGCACCAGCTCCGACCGCTGCGAGGCCGGGGATCAGTTCGCCGATCGCGCGCCCGAAGTTGCCGGCCATGTTCGATGACGTCCCCAGCAGCGTCGACATCACCCCGAGGCCGCGGGTGGAGTTGAGGAAGCCGAGCGCGGCGAGAGCGCCCTCGTTGAAGCCGCGCGTGACCCCGACGAGCGCACTACCGAGCAGGGGCACATAGTTGTCGGTCAGCGGTTGCATCTGGGCGGCGAGGTTCGCGAAGAGCGAGTCCTGCACCTCGCGCTTCATGTCCGCCCACGCGGGCTTGACGGCCTGGACCGCGAGGACGAACTCGCGGGCCTTGGGTGAGAGCTTCGCCATCGCCTGCGCGGCCTTGTCGACACCCCCGCCACCGGCGGCGCCCTTCTGGGCTTCGGCCACCGCCTCCTGGGCACGCTGGACGGATTCGGTGGCGTCTTTCAGTCGTTTCTGCGCGTCGACGACCTCGTCGGACCCCTCGACGCCCTTTCGGCGCTGCTCGTTGGTGTCCTTGATGAGATCGCCGTTGCCGCGCTGGATTTCGGTCAGCCGCAGTTCGGCCTTCTGCACCGCGAGGACGGCCTTCTGCTTCTCGCGGGAGGACTTGAAATCGCCGCGGGCGAGCTCGTCGCGGGCGTCGGCCAGGTCGATCGCCGCTTCCTTCTCCGACAGCGCGGCACCCCGCAGCTCGAGGTCGAGGTCGCGGAGCTTGCGGCGGGCGTCGTCGCGGGCACGACCGACGTCCTTCTGGGCGTCGCGCTCGTCCTCGATCGCGTTCGTGAGGTCACGCTGCGCGTCACGGACCTGCTTCGCGTTGTCGACCGCGGCACCCCCGCCAGACGCCGACGCCTCACCGAGCGCAGAGAACGCCTCCCCAACCCCAGACAGGCCGGTCTTGAGCGCAGCGAATCCGGTAGCCGCAGCGGCGATACCCGCGATCCCGGCGCCACCGGCCGCCACACCGACCGATGCCAGCGCGGCGCCGAGCGCGGCAATCACCGGCAGCGCAGCACCGGCGGCCATCGTCGCGCCGGCCAGGATGGTCGTCCACTTCGCCACCGACCCGAGCGCCGACGTGATCCCGCGGGTGAGGCTCTGAATTCCCCCACGGCCACCGGCGAGACCTCGGGAGTTGGCCCGCACGTCGACCTCGAGTGGGTTGGCCTGTAGCCACGACTGCATCGCGATGTGCGTGGCTTGCAGAGACGCCATCGAGCGGGCCGTGTCGACGCCCACCCGCACCGTGAGCGGGTTCGCGTTCAACCAAGCCTGCAGGGTGCCGTGGACCCGTTTCAGTTCGGCGAGCGCGCCGCTGGAGTCGATCGAGAGTGTGGCGGTGACCCGGACGTCGCGGATACGTTGCAGCTGCGCGTTGATACGCGCCACCGTGGTCTGGGTGTTGCGGACCATGCCGTCGGTCTGACGGCTGTACGACTGGCCCATCCGGGTGAAGGTGACCTCGGCGCTGCGGCGCAGATTGTCGAGATGTCGTTGTGCGGCACGCGACGCGATCAGCGTCGACCGCTCCAACTTCTGCCGAAGCTCCTGATCAACATTCGACCAGTCGAGTTCGACGCCGACACGAGCTTTCGCCCATTCACCGCCAGGACTGGTCACGCGCTGCCTCCAAGGACAACGCGCCCGGCCCTCGGCCAGCAGCGCGAGCTGCTTCTATTTCCGGTCTAGCGTATCCGAGCTGCCGCTATCACTGGTGGACGCTGGCGTCGCGGGACCGCGCTGGGCTTGCTGCCACACGTTCTGCAGCGCCATGAACCCAGAAGAATCAGCGTCGGCGGTCGCGGCCTCCTCCTCGTCTTCCTTCTCGATCACCCGCAGCGGTGGCTTGTCGAGTTCCCGGGTGAACCGGGACATCTCGTCCTTGTTGTGGCGCAGCACCCTGCGCCACAACGCCCACACCAGCGCGGTCGCGCGCGCGAACGGCAACTCGAGGACATCGACACCACCCAACTGGAGCTCCCCGTCGACGAACGCCCAGTTCTGCATCGTCTTGGTCCACAGATGCTCGACGGTCCAGCGGCGCATGCCGCCGCCGTACATGGAGACGACCTCGTCAGCGACGAACTGCATGTCGGTCAGGGATGGTGCAGTCTCGGCGGGCTCGAGGAGCCGCGTCAGTATGTGGATGCGGTCCTGTTCCCGGGGGGTGCAGGCGAGAACGATCGCGAGCCCGGATACGTTGCCCATCGTGGCTGGCCTTCCCGGTACCACGTCAGGGGGTTCGTCGGGGACGAGGAGCGCGCGCACCATGTCAGGGGTGGAGGGTTCGGTCAGACGCAGCACCCGCCCGTCGAGAGACCAGGCGGGTGCAGCGTCGAACCACGGCGGGCCGGCAGTCACTTACGTGCAGTGGACTTCCGAGGTGCGGCCTTCTTCGCCGGAGCCTTCTTCGCGGCGGTCTTCTTCGTCGCCTGCCGACGCTGTGCACGGTTCGCGCCGATCGGGGTCGGCGGTACCGCGGGTGCCGACGTATCGTTCTCGGCGTTGAACTTGCGGTACATCTCGGCGACGGACTTGTTGCCCCACAGGTCGAGGGCGGTCGCCACGATCGTCGGCGGGATCTCAACGTTGAAGTCGTTGGCCGGGTCGGTCATTCGGGCCAGCAGGTACTGGGAGGCACTGCGGTCGAGGACGACGTCGAGGAACCGCATCATCGCATCGAACCGCTCGGATCCGTCCGGGCTGGTCAGCTTCGGCACATACAGGTACAGGGTGTAGTCCGACGGCTGGGTCATCACGAACTGCTGGCCGTCGATCACGATCGACCGTCGCTCGAACTTGCGGCCGCCGTCTTTCGTGGAGAACTGCAGCGACTCGGGAATGTCCTCATCGAGCGGGGCAAGCCCGAGCGTCGACCGGGTCTCCGGGTCTTCGATGTCGAAGTCGTCGTCGACGATGATGTCGCTGGTGGTGTCGTCGGTGGTGCTCATTGGATGGTGGTTCCCTTTCAGTGGATGGTGTTGTGGTGGTGCGGGTTAGCGGAGGGTGTCGATGACGCCCATGACCTCTTTCAGGGCGTCGATCAGGAACGGGTCGGGCTCGATGCCCTTGACCGACGTCGCGAAGAACCAGCCACGTTGCTCCTTGGGCAGTTTCTTCTTCGCGCCCGGGCCGGTCGGTTCCCACCGGAACTTGAGAGCCTTGCGGGTGACCGGCACGATCGGCGTGGCTTTCGGCCCGTAGATGCCTGTGCCGGCGTGGAAGTACTCGGCGTAGTCGAGGGGTGACCCGATGGTGATGTGGCACGACCCCGCCGACCATTCGAGGGTGTAGTCGATGCTCGCGCGGAGTGTGCCTTCGTCGACCGGAGCGCGGCGTTTCGCGGCGTTGGTGACGCGGCGGCCGATACGGTTGCCCCACCGCTCGGCGGCGGCGCGGTTGTCCTGCTCGATCGTGTGGTGATGGATGTCAACCGGCATCGCCAGTCGGCTTCTTCCGCCGGCCGGACGCGGATGCCTGTTCCTGTGCGTCCGCCTGGGCGGCGGCGAGATCCGTGGCCGCCGCGTCGGCGGGATCGTCCGCTGGAGCGAAGCTGCCCGTCGGCAGCGGGTCCTGGTCGATGGCGCGGCCGTCGGCGTCGACGACCTCGACGCGTCCCTGCGCGATCAACTTCTCGATGCGGTCGGTCTTCTCAACCGTCACCACTGCGCCGGGGAGGAGTCCCGCGACGCGCTGCGCTGCCTTGATAGTCACCTCGGTCATGCACGCAGGATACGCCCGAACAGTGACCTACGAACGGACGTCAGCCGCGTGGGTCTCCGTCGAGCATCGGAATCGACTCGTCGGAGAACAGCGACAGCGACGTCGTGACCGACACGTCCATCGTCGATCCGTGGCCTCCGCCCTGCGGTGTGACCGGCCGCCAGCCGCCGAGGACGGGTTCGAGGTCCCAGTCGTCTTCGTCGGCCCAAGCGTTCAGCGCGGCTCGGCGCATCGCTTCGAAGTCGTCGAGGATGTCCCGCGACGCCGAATCCAGTGCAGGAGATGGCGGGGGTCCGAGCTTCGGATCGACCGGGAAGCAGCGGTACACCCCCATCGTCATCGCGATCTGGTGATCGGGTGCGACGCCGCGGAACTCGCCGGGGGATCCGCCGGCACCGTTGCTCGGGGTGATGCCGGAGAACGCCACCCACCCGGTGCTGCACATTTCCATCACCGCGGCCTGCGGCGACGTCAGGACCGTCATCCGTTTCGGCAGCGGGGCGCGCGCCTCCACGAGTTCCGTTGCGAGCTGGTCGAGTAGCCGCTTCGCGATCGCGTACGGATTGCAGACGGTCATGACAGACGCTCCACGCGCGGGCGGTCCGGTGACGAGATGCGCGCGGGCCGACGGGACTTGTACGGGTTCACGGCCATGATCCACTCGTCGACGGCCTCGATCCCGGTCAGCCCTTCGGCGAAGTACGCGCGGGGGTCGACCTCTGCCGTGAGGCCCTGCCGTGAGATCGATGTGAGGTTCGACGGGAGCGAGCACTCGCCGCCGGTGATGCCGCGCAGCAGGTCCACGGCGAGGGCGCCGGCCGCGAACTGCCCCTCCGGCGGGACGGGAACGCCTCGCTCGTACTCGATGACGAACGCACCTGGCCCGTTGTCGGGAGCGTTGAGGTTCTGGTTCTGCGGCCACGCCTGGCCGTCGGTGCGTCGCAGCCAGCGCCGGGACCGGACCACGTACGCGGACTCCGGGACGTCGACGCCGTCGATGCTCACGCGGGTCACTTCGGCGATCGGTCCGGGCACCCACACGTCAGCCTCGGTGACGTGGCGACAGTTCGAGCGGCACCCGCACGCGCCGGACGCTCCCGGGTTCCCGACCCCCACGCCGGGCCACCACGCCGGGGTGGGGTCACCGGGCCCGTAGTAGGTCGAGCCGCGGGTCTGCGGGGTGAAGCAGGGCCGCACCTTCTCGGAGCGGAGACCGAACACCTCGCCGGTCAGCGCCCACAGGATGCGGCCCGCGAGCGCTTCGGCGGCCTGCCGGTCGACGGGATCGGCGTTGTCCCACAACGCCTGTGCGTTCGACGGGATGATGATCGGCCACTCAACCACAGAACACTCCTATTCGTTCGTCAGAAACGGGAACGCCCCCGACCCAGCCGGTTGGGGATCGGCTGGGGCGGGGGCGCGTAACCCACCATCCAAGGAGGGGAATCAGGCTGCCAGTGCAATCGCGCCCGCGGTGATCGCGGGAGGCGGGACCGGGGTCTGGAACATCACCAGGTGGTCCTTCGCGGTCAGCGGTGTGTTCAGCTTCGCCGGGACGGCGGGGTCCGCGTCGTTGAGTTCGACGTTGTACGGGCCGACGCCCCAGCTGTTGGCGTCCTTCGTGATCGCGTTCGTCAGCGAGAACTCGGCGCGCTCGGCCTGGATCGCGATCTCACCGATGCGGGCCGGACCGATGAACGGCAGCAGGAAGTAGCCGTACGCCTTGGCTCCCTGGCACACCTGGCCGGGGATATCGGACCACAGCTCGAGCGCGAAGTTCGCGTCGATGTCGTCGTAGGTGCCGACCTTGATACCGGCGGCGTCGCCGGCCGCGTTGGTCCAGATCGGGTTGCCCGACACCATCTCGTACGCCTCGGGATCGACTCCGACGAACTGGATCTCGCCGGTGAGGTACTTCAGCAGGTCCTTGCCGCGGTCGACGAATGCGAAGGTGTCGTCGGCGGTCTTGGGTGCGTTCTCGGTGGCGTCCTCGTACTCCGGGGAGACGGTAACGCTGATGTAGCCCTTGGTCACCAGCGTGGACTTCGCGCCGATGACGGGGACGCCGCATTCGTCGAGCCGGGTGAAGCGTGCGCGCTTGCCGCGGATGGACGGCCAGGTCAGGTTCGCCATTTCAGACCTCCAGGTCGGTCGTGAGTGAGTTCACGCCCGGCCCTCGGCCAGCGGCTTGCTGACATCAGGATAGTCCCCGATGCAGGTCTTTCGTGGTTACGCATCGCCTGTGCGCTTGTCGTACTCGGCGATCAGCTCGGCGCGGGTCATGCCGCCGGTATGGATCTGGAAGCGGGTACGCATGTACTCGGCCCAGTCGGCGGTGCGGCCGTTGCGGTCTGGGACCTCGAGGTCGTCGACGGGGATCACCGGCTCCCCGGACACCAGCGGCGGGTCCGGGACGGTCTCGGTCTCGTCGGCCGAGTCGTCGCCGGCCGCGTCCGGCTCATCGGTTGTGTTCGCGCCGATCTCGTCAGCGAGCGCGTCGTCGACCTCGAAGGCCAGACGGCGACCGGTCGTCACGATGCGGAACCGCGACTCGTCGCCCTTGCTCGCCTCGAGCAGCTTCCGCGCGATCTGCGACGCCTCACGGTCGCTGCTGGTCAGAATCGTCGGCATGACCCATTCCCTTCTAGGTGAGGTTCACCAGGACCGCCGCGGCGACGTCGTCGAACGAGACGACGTACGAGCGTTCCGCGATGCCCTGAATGTTGTTGCGCCGCCAGTCGAGGCGTGCGTTCGCCTGCGTGGTGTGGACCTTGATCTCCCCGCGGCGCGCGACGACGTCCCCCGAGGCGACGATCCAGTACGTGCCCGCCGCCGCAGCCTGCCCGTCCGGACCGGTCGTCGGGTAGTTGCCCAGCGCGGCGGGCGTGCCGACGAGCGTGGCGAGCTTCGACCCGGAGGCGTGCAGCACCGACTTGTGGTCTGCCAGCGCGCCGAGCGCCCGCGGAATGTGTAGCGCGCCAACGCCCGCGTAGGAGGTGTGCAGCCACCCTTCGAGCAGGCCGATCCCGACTTCGAGGGGCACTGCGGTGTCCTCGATGACGACGGTGTCCGCCGACATCAGCGACGGGTCGGCCTCGGACCACAGCTCCGCCTCAAGGTACGGGGACTCGGCGGCGGTGAGCTTCGCGCGGGCGTAGGAGGCGATCTCGGCGTCGTCCAGGCCGACTGCGGAGCATTCGAATCCGGACCAGGCGCGGATCGGCATCGCGGTGGTGGTGGGGTGCCCGCGGTCGAGGTCGATCGGATCGGCGGGGGTGTCGACGCAGTCCGTCGGCGACGCGGTGGCCTTCGGCTCCGGAGGTAGGTCGTACTCGATGCCGTTGTAGACAGCGCGGTCTCCGCCGTCGGTGGGCATCGATGCGACGGACAGCAGCCCGAATCGCGGTGCGTCCGGCGCGGTTTGCCGGGTGACGTATACGGGTGGTCCGACGGGCATCAGTGGCTCCTCGTGGTGGTGGGGAATGAGGAACGCTCCCGGCTCCCGCGCGGGGAAACCGGGAGCGCCCTCATCTGCTCAGTCCGCGACTACGGGGTCTCGGGTGCGATCGGACCACCGTGGACCAGCTCCCGCGGCGCCGACGTCACGCCGTTGACCGCCAGCGGCAGCGTCACCACGAGGCTCTTGTACGCCCGCTTGTGCACCAGGAGCTTCTCCTCCTGGAACATCTCGAGGTAGTCGTTCTTCCGGACGTTCACCGAGTCGTAGGTGACGCCGAGCGAGATGACCTCGCCGCGGCCGCGAACGAAGGTGCCGGCCGGGTAGACCATTGCCTTGACCGACGTCGCGAACGTCTCCTTGACGGTGGCCGAGCCGAAGCCGTTCGCCACGCCGGAGAAGGCGTCCTGCCAGTCGTAGACCCACTGCACGCGAGCGCCGCGGGCCGTGAAGAACGCGTTGATCTGCTCGTTGGTGACCTGCTCGAACTTGATGCCCGAGCGCAGGGCGAGGTCGGCGCGGACGTGCAGCTTGAGCCAGATCGGCAGCACCACTTCGAGGGTCATCGACTCCGGCGCGCGGTACCGGTACCGCAAATCGACGATGATCAACTCGATGCCGTTGAGCACCGACGCGGTAACCGACGGCCCGAGTTCCTGGGTCAGGTCGACCGGGGTGGACAGGGCCACCATGTCGGCGATCGTCAGCTCGTTGACGCGGTGGGCGTGAGCCGCCATCGCTGCCTCGACGTGCTGCCGGGTCAGCTCGGGGTAGGCCGAGTTCTGCAGGATGCCCGCCTCGATGCCGGTGTAGACGACGCCGGCACGCTTCTCGACGAACTCCGTGCAGGGCACCCGGTAGAGCACCTTCTCGTAGTCCGGGTCGTCGGCGTTGGCGATCGCCTGCGCTTCGGTCTCCCGGATACCGACCTCGCCGCCGCTGTAGATGGCGGCGTAGTCGGCGCCCTCGGTGGTGCGGATACCGCCGCGCTTCACCGAGATCTCGGCGACGTCGACCAGGCCCGCGGTGGCGTCGGCAAGGACCGGCGACAGCTCGTACAGCGTGTCCGACGGGGCGCACCAGCCGCCGGCCGCGACCAGCGAGCCCTTGCCCCGATTGCTGGCCAGTCGGGACTGGTCGCCCGCGTAGTCGAGGAGCGCGTTGTCGTCCTTGAACGACGCGGTCAGCTCCTCCGGGTACTCGACCTTGAAGTGTGCGATGTCCTCCTGCTGGACGAGGCCCTTGACGCCGCGGGGCATGTTCTCGATGCGTGCCTGTGCGGCGGCGGTCACGCCGTCGAGGTCGAGAGCCTGCCCGGTCTCGTAGCCGCGGACGCGCGCGGCAGCGGTGATGGAGAACCCGCGGGGCCGCTCGTCCTCGGCCTGTGGCTTCGGCTTCGGGGTGCGCTTGCCGATCGCGGCGAGGTCGAAGCGGTTCCGCTTGGCCGACGCCACGACAGCCTCGGCAGCAGGAGCGGCCTCGGCAGCGGCAGCGGCAGCACCTTCGGCGCCCTGCCCGCCGTCGGCACCCTCGGCGGCCGATTCGGTTGCGGCAGCGGCGCTGTCGTCGGCACCCTGGCCGCCGTCACCCTCGCCTTCGCCACCCTCACCGGCGTTCTCGCCCTCGGCGCCCTCGTCCTCGCCACCCTCGGCGTCGCCCTTGGTGCCCTTGATCTTGGCTTCCATCTCGGCGCGACGCGCACGAGCCTGCTCGTCGGCAGCGTCGAGGTCGGACTGCACCGACCGGGTCACCTGAACGAACTCGGTCAGCGCCTCGAGGCCGGCGAGACCTTCCTCGTCGGTGGGGTCGGTGGCGTTGAGCTCGCCCCACTTCTCGATCGCCTCGTCCTGAAGGGCTTCGATCGCCGGGCGGTCCGCGCCGGCGAGCTTCTCGCGGATGGCGGTCGCGCGCTGTTCGGGTGTGGGGGCCTGGCCCTCTTCACCGGCACCGTGTGCCGCGTCAAGCAGGTCCTGAAGGGTGAGTTCCACCGGAATCTCCTGTCGGGTCGCATCTCGATCTCAATGCGCCCGGCCCTCGGCCAGCGGCTCTGTCCAATACTGTAACCCGCGACCTGCGGGTTAGGTCGTAACCGGCTCGACGGTCCCGTCTCGGTCGTCGGCCCACGCGTAGGCGTCGCCCTCGTCGAGGAACCGTTTCCGCCGTCCGTCGGGCAGCCGGACCACCCAGATGGTGACCGATCCGCCTCCGCAGTTGCAGCCCATCACGCCACCGCCGATCGGGTTTCAGGGGTATCGGTCTGGCGGCCACTTATAGCGTCAGTAGAACCGAGTGGCACGTCGGTGTGTTTGCCACGCAACGACACTCGCAGCCGGTCGAACGTGACTGGCCCGTACACGCCGGGGATCGGGTCGCCGGGAGTGACGCCGCCGCTCGCGTAGGTGATGTGCGGGAGGAACCCGTCGAAGTCGTGAGACACCGCTGGCATCTCGACCTGCTCGTCTGCGTCGGATTCCATCCAGTCAACGAGCTCGCTGCGCCGGTCGGTGAGCCCGAGCGCGTTCACGAGCCAAACTGCGACACCGCCGCCGAGGTTGCCAGCGCCGTTGACCTCGCCGGAGATCCGGGGTGTCCGCGACGCCCACCGAGCCATCTCAGCCAGGAACGCGGACTGCGTCGACTCCGTGAACGCAGTGACGTCGGGCAGGTAGGCCAGGGTTAGGTGGAGCTCTTCGACCGAGACGTCTCCGACAGCGAGGCGTTTCGCGTCTTCGGCAGTCGGCAGGAGCGCGATCATCCCGTCGGTGTCGTGGTCGTCGCCGCCGTCTCCGGCGGCCGTCATTTTCCCGAACCACCACCCGCGGCGGCCGCGAGGAGAGCCGTCTCAGCGCGGTCCAGGGCGGCCCGCACCCCGGGCTCGTCGAACACTCCGGATGCGGCGAGCTTCCCGGATCCTTTGTCGCCGCGCTGCTTGCCCGGCCACTGCTTGAACACGTCGTGATACAGGTTCGCGGCGAGGCCCTTGATCTGCTCCGGCGTCATGTCGGCGACGATCTCGGGAACGCTACTCAGCGCGGTCACCAGCGACCGGTACGGCGTCGGCTTAGTCGCCCACTTCGCCAGTCCCTTGCCCGTCGTCCAGTACCGGTGCAGCTGCGCCGGCATTCGGCCAGTCGCGTCGTTCACCTTCGCCTCGGCGCCAGCGGCCAGGAGGTTGGCCATCTGCCCGCGGCTTCGGTCCTTCCGCACCTCGGCGATCGCGTTGCCGGAGGCCTTCTTCCGCTTGTCGGCCTTCTTCTTCCGCTGATCCTCGCGGTCGGCGTCGACGTCACCCTTCACCGCGGCGAACGCCTCCTCCGCCTTCTTTCGGCGATCGGTGATCTTCTGCGCGTCCGAAACGGCTGCCGAAACGAGCGAGGTCAGGTCGGCGTAGGTGACGGGGCTGTTCGGGTCGCGGCGGTGCACGATGCCGGCGGCGACGAGCCCGACGGGGCGGCCAGAGGCCACGAGCTGCTCGGTGCGAGGGATCGGGAAGCCAGGCACGTTCACCGCGAGCGCCGCGACCAGCTCGTACTGTCCCTGCCGTGTGACATCGCGCCAATCGCCCGACACCGACGACCGGCGGAGTTCGTCGATCTGCTGGTCGTTCACCCCGGGCACGATCCGGCCAGCCATCCAGATGCCGTGCTGGTCCTCCCCCGCGCGGACGACCGCGACAGTGGATCCGGTGTTGTCGTAGTGGGCAGCGGCGGCCATCGCGTCGCCACCCGGCCCAGCGTGGCCGGTGCCGAGGGTGAGCTTCCCGACAGGCAGGTCCCCGGCGCCCGTACGCACCACGCCCTGATGGAAGTACGCGTACGACGTCGAGCTGTGCGGAGGCGGCACCATCTCGCCGTAGCCGATGTGCGGGGTCTCCCAAATCGCGAGGTGACCGCGGACCCGCCCGTCGTCGGACACCTGCAGGGCAGTCGGACCCTCGAGCTGCGGGTTCGAGAAGTCGGCCAGGTCGTACACGATCCCGCTGGCTGTGAGCGCGGCGGTCAGCGAATCACCCATGGGAAGCTCCCGTTCTATGTGGCTACATCGAACAGTATCCACCACGGAAATCGCCCACAGGGTCTGCGGCGAGTCGCGGAACGACGATCAGCTGTAGAGAAGCTCAGTGAAGCCGCGACGCTCGAGGCTGATCTCGAGGCTCTTGCTGGCGTCGTGGGTCTCCAACCAGTGCCGGATTCCCTCGACCTGATCAGCCTTCGGGGCGTCCTCGAGGCGAAGCCGGGCCAGCAGTTGCCCGACAAAAGCAGGCTCCGGTGCCTGTTCGCCAGCAGGCACAAATACGCTGTCGTCCCAGAGACGATGCGAAATACCCATGGCCGCGTCCAAACCGTGTCGAATATCGGTGTGTCGAGTGGAGATGTGAATTCATCTCCTGTCTGCGCCCCACAATACCGACTTGCACAAGGTCAGGACATACCGACGCGGTTTTTCGCTGGTCACACCGTTGACACTCGTACGCGAATAACGGGCTTGGTGCCGGAGTAGTCGACGTCGAGGACTGAAATTACAACCGGCGACGGCAGCAGCAGCTCCAATTGACGCCGCATCCCCGCGGCACCGGCCGCCGCGACCCACAGTGCCCGGATCCCGGCGGGAATCTGCACGTCAATGAGTGCAGCACCGCCCCCGAGTGACGGATTGGTGAACTCATCGAGGGCGACCGCCCGATCGAGTGACACCCCGAAGAACCCCCGCAGCTCGACGTCCTGACCAACCAGTTCGGCCAGGTCGGAAGCGTCTACGCCGAACACCTTGCGAGCGTCGCGGATACCGCGATAGGCCTGCACGGGCCGCCGCAAACGATGTTGCCGAACCAGCTCGTCGAGATCGCCGGCCCGCGCCATCAAGTCTGGGTCGTCGGATTCAAGGCGCGCGGCCTTCTGGAACTCCTCGTAGGTGCGATCGTCGCGCTGCCACGCCTCGATGATGTCGCGCTCGTCCCAGGTCAGCTCAGCGACGTCGTCGGCGTACTCCTCGTCGAGGACCTCGGCTGCGGCATCGCGCTCCGCAGGGGTGGGCCCGCCGATGGGCTCGTCGTCCGGTGTGGGAGTCAGCGTCGGACCTTCCGGTGGTGGCGGTGGTGGTGGTGCGTCGTCTGAATCGTATGCGGGTGACGTGACAGGTTCAGAAGAATCTGCCCCGTTGTTGATAGGTTGCGGATCCTCTGCGGCCTGGCTGTGCCGGCGTTCCCATTCGTCGTTGGTTTGCTCCCAGAGGACGCCGTCGTTGGTGTCGTTCGCGCGCTGCATTTCGTCGAGGAGCTGGTCGTCGGAGAGGTCCGCCAGACTCCTGGCAGGGCGGTCCGGCGGGGGCAACTTCTCCCGTTCGTCGGTGAGTTCGACCGGCTCTGCCGGTGCCGGTGTCGGCTGGCCGCGGTCCTCGCCGCGTTGCCCCAGACGCGCCGGCCGCGACAGTCCCTCCTCCTTCGCCACTTCGGCGATCACGCGGTCAGCGTCGTCCGGGTCGTCCGGGCCCAACCGGATCCCGCCGGGCCGGATCTCGCCGATGCTGCCGTCGGGTCCCTGCAGCTCGTCCTGCAGCTCGTCGTCGTCGTAGATCAGCATCGCGCAGCGGCAGTTGATCACCTCGTGCGGCGCGATCGTGATGGCGTCGGCCGGGTGGTCCAGCAGGAACCCACCGACCCGGAACCGTTCGGTGAGCGGCACGACCTGCCCGTCGGCGACGCGGTGCGTCGCGCGTACCCGGGTGTCCTCAGTGGCCAGCCAGCGTTTGTAGAGACGCAGCTCGGGGTCGAATTCCTGGCGGGCGAGCGCAGACGCGAGGGTGCCGGCCGACACGGCGCCGTGGGCCTCGGTGCGGGCGATGCGGCGGGCCTTCCACTGCCACTCCCCCAGGCTGTCGTCATGTTCGTTCCACAGCTCGCGGCGGCGGGCGTTGAGGACGCGGCGGGTGTTCGGATCGATGTCGGGGTCGGCGAGGCGTTGTTCGACCTCGTGGATGGTGGCTCGGATCGCGCGGGTGCGGGCGTCGATGTTCAGCACCCGGCCGACGCGGTCGCGGATCTCGTCGATGCTCTCGCCCTCGGCGAGGGCTTCCATCAGCTCGGGCCGGATGTCTTCGAACGCGCCCTCGGGCCAGATCTTGAGCCGGTCGGACACTTCCTCGAGGTACTGCTGCTGGTAGCGGTAGGAGTTGAGGGGGTCGCGTTGGCGGGCCTGCTGGAACGCCTCGGAGAACTCGATCGACACCGACGGGATCACCTGGCGGTCCAGGTGGTGGCGCCATTCGCCGTACGAGGCTTGCACGGCGGCGTCGACGATGTGCGGGCCGTGCGGGTAGGCGGCCGCCCGGATCGGGTCGGGTTCGCCGAGCTCGCGGAACAGGTGGAACCGGACGGCGGTCAGCCAGGCGTCGATGGCGCCCAGGACTGCGGCGTCGATGCGGCGTTCGGCGCGCAGCAGGAGACGTCGGGACGCGCGGGCCCTATCGGCTTGACGCTGGGACGGCATGGTCGAGCACCTCGGCGAGCGCGTTCCGTGCGGGCGGCCGCTGGGCCAGGATCAGGCCTCGGGTGTAGGTGTCGCAGGCGTTGACGATGCGGGCGGCGTCGTCTTCGGGCAGTACCGCGGCGAGCAGGTCGAAGGTGCCCGAGATCAGGCGGTCGCACTCCGCTTCGTTGTGCGCCAGCAGGACGTGGGTGTGCACGGCGTGCGCCGGCACGCCGTCGTTGCGGAGCTGCCCGATCATCGCGCGCGGTAGCCGTCCACGTTTCCCTGCGGTGACGAGGGCTTGGAGTACGGCGAACTCGCACACCATCTCTACGGCGCGATCGGTCACTGGTCGAGTCCTTCTTCGGCAGGCGGCGAGTCGTCGCGGGTTTCCGGGATGGCGCGGGTCTGGTCGATCGGGTCGTCGTCCTCTCCCGGTCCCGGCGGGGCGGCGCCAGGTGGCGCGGCTTCGTCGGTCGGGGTGGCCTTCGTCCAGTCGATGTCGCCGAGGTTGATCAGCTCGGCGAGGGCGGGCGCGAAGGCGGGGTTCGCGAGGACGAGTTTCTCGGCGAGGAAGCGGCGGTGCTCGTCGGCGGACGGCATGTCGCGGTCGGTGAACCCGGTCTCGCGGCGGACGGTCTCGGAGGACACGGCGCCCCGCTCGTGGAGATCCTTCGCGTCCTTCGACCGGTCGGGCCGCATATCGAGGGGGGCGGTGTCGAACCACACCACATGCTGGTCGGCGTCGGCGACGCCCATCTGCTCGAGGAGCGGTTGCACGACCTGGGTCAGTGCGTGGCACGCGGTCGACAGGATCGGCGCGACACCGAGCTTCACTTCGTTCTCGTCGACCGCCCACGCTGACCAGTGGTTCGAGTCGGCCATGCCGAGCAGGACCGACGGGTCGGAATCCATGCCGAGGGCGATACGGCGGATCGCCTCCTGCCGACGCTCGTGCATGTGCGGGTCGAGGGGGCTGTCGAAGGTGAGGTGCTTGACCTTGTCGACGAACTCCGCCGGCACCATCGCCATGAACGGCACGACCGACGCCGCGCTGTCGCGGTCGCGGATCGGCACCACCATGTAGTCGGTGAGTTCGTCGGCGAACGAGTAGTCGCTGTCGCGGTCCTCGGGGTTGGTCATCAGCGATTCGATGCCCTGCGGGAGGAGCAGGAGACCGGCGCCGGCCAGCCGTGAATCGACCTGCGCGGACACGTACTTCGTCAGGCCAATCAGCTCCCGGGCGACGGGCATCACCGCGACGACCGGGGCGTCCGGCATGGCGGACCGTTCGGGGTCGGGGGTCCACGACCGGACGAGCATCTGGGTGGCGGGGTCGATGTTCGAGGTCGTGATGCCGTCGTTGAGCTTGAAATTCGGTGAATCGCCGGTGATCTCAGACGAGGCGTGTGGCGCCCAGTCGATGCGGCCGTCCTTCTCGGTGAACAGGATCAGTGATTCGCCGTTGAAGATGAGGTGCTGGCCGTAGCGTTTCAACGCCTGCTCGACCATCGGTTCGTTGCCGAACAGCATGGTGGCGAGGTCGGCGGCGGGGCCGTCCTCGACCGGGGTCGTTTCTTCGTCGAGCTTGTCGCGGCGGCCGATGAACAGGCGGACCTGGCTGCAGGCGCGGGCCTGCCGGTCGCCCATGAAGCGGAGTTCCGGGGTTTCCCGGCGCAACTGCCACGCCTCGGCCTGCCAGCGTTGGGCGGGAACTCGTCGCGTCTTGCGGTCGATCTTCTTCTGGGTGAGGACCTGCGCGGACGCGGTGATCGATTCGCCGCGTGAGCCGCGGCGCCCGGACTTCGTCTTCGGGACCGGATACGAGGCGACGACGGCGCCCGACGGGACGCGGATGCGGGAGAACAGGCCGCGGGGACGTCCGGCCTGCTCGGCGATCGCGGGGGCGGTGGAGTCGGGTAGCCGTTTCACTGGTTGCCCTCACTGCCCTGGTAGGCGGGGTCGATCTGAGTGGCGATCCCGGACAGCCAGGACGCGGTGCCGGCGAGGGCGACCCATTGCCACCACGGGCCCTCAGCGACGAAGTATCCGGCGGCCGCGACGGCGGCGCCGACCCACACCGACATGCACCAGGCGCAGCAGACGAGGGTGGCGATGGGGTGGTCGGGGCCGAGCCAGACGACGATGCGGGCGCGGATGGGGTGGGTGATGGTGTCGGCGACGATGAGCCGGGTGAGTCGGATGATGAGTCCGATGGCGAGTATGGCTGTCAGGAAGGTCACCGGTGCACCCTTTCGCGTGGTTACGGATAAGAGTAACCGTGTGGAATGGCGGTGATGCAGCACTCGGCCCGCCTGCGCGTGTGTCAGGCGGGCCGAGTTCTCTGGTTCCGCTACCCCATCCCCGAGGTAGCGGGAGCTACGGAGTGTCCTCGTCGTCGTAGTGCTCGCCGGCCGCGAGCCAGTCCTTCCGCCATGCGACGGTCGTCGGGATGCCGAGGGACCGCCACAACCGGATGACGCTGGGCCGGTCGTCGATCGCGGCGACGATGTCGAGGTTGTAGTAGTCGGGATCGGTGAGCAGGGTGTAGATCTCGTGTTTCACCTCGGTGTCCGGGCGGACGTCGTCGTCACCGCGCATCAGGGGTCCGATGAACGGTCCGGGCAGGTGCCGGACCAGCCACTCGGTGGTGTCCATGATGTGCCGGTACATGCGGCCGGTCACGACGACGAGCACATGGCCGGCGGCGCGTTGCTGTTCGCACCACTCGAGGACCCAGTCGGTGGGCGGACACTGGGCGGCGGCGCGGTGGAAGGCGTCGAAGTCCTTCAGCACGTCCGGGGTGGTGATGTGGTGCAGCGCGGTCGACACGTCGCACAGGGTGCCGTCGACGTCGACAATGACCGCGGTCTGGCGGGTCATGGCGTTCCTCCTGTGCCGGTGATGGTGTTGTGTTCCTCGGGTCGGTTGTTGCGGTGTTGCTGCCACACCCAGGCGATCCGGAGCACGGTGGCGAGGGCGGCGACAAGGCCAAGGGCGGACAGTATGCCGTTCGCGGTCATCGGAGGTCTCCTCTCAGGTCGCGGCGGATCAGGCGTTCGACGTCGTCGGCAAGGTTCCACAGGCCGAGCGCCCCGCGGGCCGGGATCGGTTCGGTGAGCTTGCGCGGGTTCTCGAGGACGAGGTGCGTGACACCGCCGCGCCGGACCGGGTCGAAGATGCCTTGGTGGTGTCGGTCGTCGCCCCATGTCGAGCAGGTCTTGGTGCAGTCGTCGCCCGCGAAGTGGATGTCTACGAGGTCCACGACGCCGAGGATGACACTGAGGTCGAGCGGCCAGTGCGGGGCGATCTGCGCGGCGGCGAGGGCGTCGCGGACGCGTCGGTCACGCTGACCGACGGCCGACGTCTGTTTGCCCGCGTGGATGGCGAGGAGTCCGCGGTAGTTCCACATCTGGGTGCGGTTCTCGATGTTCTTCCCGTGGAAGATCGCCCACGCCCACGGCTGCTGCACCGTCAGACATCTCACGACTCACCACCGAGGATGCGTTGCAGGGCGATTCGACCGCTCGGGGTGAGGTCCCCGTGGTGGACGAGTTCGTCGAGAGCGGCCCGCACCTGCTGGATGGCGGCGAGAGCGGCGTCGAGGTCAGCGCCCGGCCACCCCGGCAGATCACTCAGCTTCAGCAGTGGTGCCGCGTCCGTGTCAGGCTCATATCCGTACCCCGGCACGAAGTTCGGTTCGTGCCCAGCTTCGACGAGCCATCCGTGACGAATCTGCATCGGATGGTCTTCGTCCGGCCGGGGACGGACCAGCCGTTCGTTCTCCGCTTTCGCCTGGTCGAGTTCGGCGAGCAGACCTGCCATGATCGCAGCACCAGAGTTTTCACATCGGTGATGTAGGCACCCGGTGTGGCACTGCTGAAACTCAACCCCGGAGAGCACTTCCCTGGCTTGCTCTGCGGCGCTCATCAGGCGCCTGGGGTGTTGACGACGCCGTACGCGAGCAGCAGCACCCAGGCGACAGCCCAGGCGGCGGCGTGGAGGTGGTCTTTCCAGGTGACGTTCATGATCAAGGGTCCTCTCCGAACGGTTGTGGTGACGAGAACAGACTAGCTTTCGTAGGTCACTGTTACAACAGTTCCTATATTCAGCCAGCGATACGGCGGGCCGCGACACCCGTCCGCGGCGCATCACCACGCGACCGGGCCGCCGGATTCGCCACCCCCGCACCCCGGGGTAGCGCCGGCAGGACCTCCGTCGACCCGTACACCCCGGCGTCCAGGGCACCTGGTGACCACGTCGTGCCTGGTTCCCACAACAGCCACTCGTCGGACAGCTGCTTGAGATCGGCCCCGGCGGCGAACCACAGCCGATTGGTCTTGATGGCCTGGGCGATCGGCTCGGCACGCAGGATCTTCGACTTCTTCGCAGTCACCTCGACGATCAACGGGCACAACGCATTCTGAGGGATCTTCCCTTCGCGTTGCAGCTCCGCCCACGCCTGCGCGATCAGCGTCTTCGCCATGTCGCCGCCGAAGTTCTTCTCCACGACGATGTGCCCAGCCCCGAACTCGTGCGCCACCGTGCAGGCCTTCCGGGACCAGTCGTACGACGACATGCGGGCGGTGAAGTCGCCGCGGAACCAGCCACGCTTCTGCATGTCCAAACCGACGACGACGATGCCGGCGGTGTCACGGCCGCCGCCCGACGGGTCGACTGCTACGACGTTGCGTCGCCACTCCGTGGGTTCGGGGGCGGTGTGGGTGCGGATGTCGTCGGCGGTCAGCAACGCGCCCTCGGCGTCGAACGGGAGACCTTGGTAGAGGGCGTTCCAGTCGCGGTTGGTAACGGCCTTCCGTGCCCGTCCCCAGTGCGCCAGCAGCCCACCGATGTCGGTGGGGTCGATACGCGGGTGGGTGATCGGGTCGCCGGGGTCGCGGCCGAGCGGATCCGGGTAGATGCCCTTCGACCGGTCCTCGGCGAGCGCGATGGTGGGCAGGTGCAGGACGTGCCACTCCCCGCCTTCCTCGACGCGGCCGTCCTGGTCGAGGAGGCGTCCGGCGAGGTCGTCCTTGTGGAAGCGGGTCATGATCAGCACTTCGCGGAACGTGGGCGACTTACGCGACGACCACACCGACGAGTACCAGTCCCAGGTGGCTTCCCGCACGATCGGCGATTCGGCTTCGGCGCGGTCCTTCACGGGGTCATCGATGATGCCGAAGTCCATCGGCTGTCCGGTCAGGCCGGAACGCACACCGACAGCACGCATCCCGCCGCCGGTGTGGCATCGCCAGGACGCTTTCGTGTTCTCGCTGGGGTGCAGGCGCAGCCCGTACTCCTCGCCGTACATGGTGACGAGGTCGCGGGTCGCCGAGCCGTGGGTGACCGCGAGCGAGGATGCGTACGAGGCGAGGACCATGCGGTCTCGGGGTCGCATGGTGAGCCACCAGAACGGCAACCAGCGTGAGGTGCGGGTCGACTTGCCGGTCTGTGGGCCGATGAAGATCATTTGTCGGCGGTTCGGTTCGGCGAGGAGCCCGATGAGGGCGTCGTCGATCGCCTCGAGGTGTGGGCGTTGCACCTGGGTGTGGTCGTGTTTGGTGGCGAGCTGCCCGGGTGATGTGGTGTCGCCGAGGACGATGCCGAGTTCGGCGCATTTCGCGGCGAGTTCCCGTTTGAGCGCGAGGCGGGCGGCGCGGGTCATGCCGGTGAGCGCGGATGGTGCGACGCCGGTCTCGTCGGGACTGGTCACCGCCGCTCCACCCTCCACAGCCCCCGTTTCCGCAGGGCCTCCTCGAAGTGGTTGGAGATAGCCGGGGGCAGGACCAGCACGCCGGAGCTGTTGGCTGCTACTGACTGCCGCCAGCGCCCGGTCACCACGCCGGCGCTGCCGGGTGGCGGGATGCGGCTTGGGTCTCCCTGTCCTCCCCCACTGCGCGGTGCGCGGCGGACGGGGGGTGTCGCGCGCGCGGCCCGGTCGATGGCCCGTTCCTGTCGGATGAGGTCCCGCCATTCTGCGTACCGCCAGCCCGCTTTCCACGACGCCCAGAAGCACGGGTACGACGCGCCGATCGCAATGCCTGCGTCGGCGAGGACGGACCAGGCGCTCACGAGGTGACCTCGGGATCGGTCCACGTGGACGCGTCGAACGGGTCATCCGGGAGACGCCAGGGATCGTTGTCGCCGTACCCGTAGACGACAGCGAAGGGCGCGAACGTGCCGAACATCTGCACCAGCGCGGACAGGAACGGGCCGAGGCCGCCGCACATGCGGATGTCGTGGCGGAGGCGGGACGGTTCCCGGAGCCGCGGCACCCGATTGACGACACGGGCGGTCATCGGCGTCTCCGTCCGTCGGCGCGGGCCGCCCACATCGGCGGCGTGGTCGACGGCCGCGGCAGGGCACGCTGCTGCGGCGACTGCTCGACCACTTCGCCACCCTCGGCGAAGCTGCCCTCGAGGACTCTCCGGAGGTCCGCCGACACCCCCTGGAACGACACCTCGAGCGTGCGGAAGCCCTCGACAACGGTGGTGCGGAATCCGTCCCACGCCTCGCGGAACTGCTCAACCGCTGCTGGGTCGGGAGTCATCTGGAAGTCGACGAGCGCGCTGCGGATCGGGGTCCGGTTGCCGTCGGCGTCGATGATCGCCATTCGCGCCTGTGACTTCGGTTTGGCAGGCCAGGGTGGTGGCTTCATCGGTCCCGCGACAGCCGATCCCGGGCACCGGAGTGTTGGCAGGCCGTGCCACTCAGCTGGACAGCCTGGGTGCGGGCACCAGGGCTGGTTGATGTTGTAGTCGTATCCGGATGCCTCCTGGGCGAGCTGTTCGTCGACGAGCTCGTCGATCGCGTCGAGGACCGCGGTCTCGGGGTTCATGCCTCGACCCCTTCGTCGGCCGGGTCGTCGACGACCTGCGCGTCGATGATCGAGTCGAGAACCGGGGTGTCCGGCAGGAGCGCCGGGTCGCCCTGTTCCTTCAACTTGCGTACGAGCGTGGCGATCTCGTCGTCCAGCTCGTCTTTCACCCGCACGGTGGCCTCCACCTGGACCGGCGCGTTCAGTCCCTGCAGCTTCGCCTTCCGGTCGAGCACGCGCAGCACCTGCTCGGTGGCCTTGTACTGGTCGGGGTTCTTCCGGTCGAGCGCGGTCGTGATGTGCGCGCGGTACAGCATGTCGAGCTGGTCGAGCATGACGGTGGCGGCTTCGTCGGCGAGCTCGTTGCGTTCCTGGCGGCGTCGGGCGATCGCGCGTTCGACGGCCTTCTTCGCGGATTGGGGTTCGCGGAACCCGACCTCTTTGGCGATGTGCACGTACTTCGCGCCGGCCAGGAACAGTTCGAGGCAGCGGGCCTCGCGTTCCATGATGTTGCTCTGGTAGCGGACGCTGGTCTTGGCGTCTCCCAT